AGGAATCTGCTATAGTGTCACCATACACTAACGAAAGGAGACGCACCATGGAAGACCAATTCGAATCCCCGATGGACGCTTTCGATGATGAAGGCTACGCTTTCCACCACTTCATGGACCTCCTGCGCCAACAGGAAGTGGAAGTCCTGACGCTGCCCGAGGTCATTGTGCCTCCCGAGGTGTTCAACCTGCTGGGCGTAGAGTACGGCGTGGAAAATGCCTGATTCTACCATGAAGAGCGCCAACTACCACACCAGAGGTCTCCAAGACGGACTTACCAACAAGCCCAGAGAGAAGGGAATCAAGCCTTACAACAAGCCAGTATATGAAGCTGGCTATCAGGAAGGACAAAAGCTTCGAAGCCTACGTGGTCGACAGGATAAGGAAAGCGCTTGACATTCCTACCAACCTGTGATACTATAGCACCTACACTAACAGAACGGAGATAGAACCATGACCAAAACCAAGACCTTCACCGATGACCAAGTCCGCACCGCCATCGACATTGCCTTCCATAACGCTCGCTGCGCTTTCGAAAAAGGTTTCGCTAAGCATGGTGACGAATGGGGTGCCTGTGGCTTCGCCTGGGTTGTCGTGAAACCCGGCAATTCCAAACTCGCCAAGATCCTTGTCAAGGAGTACGGTGCCCGCAAGCATTACGCTGGTGGCGTCTCCGTCTGGGCTCCTGGCGCTTCTTACACCCAGAACATGGACCTGAAAGAAGCCGCTGCCTGGTCGTTCGCTGAGACCCTGCGCTCGAAACTGGGTCTGGACTACGAAAAGTGCCACGCTGAGTCCCGCATGGACTAACCCAACCGGACTGGTGCTTGACAAAAGTACCAGTCCGTGCTATGATACACCTACACTAACGAAAAGGAAACAAAATATGACCATCACCACTTTCACCAACGCTACCACTTCCGACCTGGCTCTCGCTGTCGCTAACGCTGTGACCAGCAACCAGAACCCTGACCGTGCATATGCCTACGCTTCCACGCTGGGTGCCCTGCAAGGTCTCTGCGAATTCCACCTGACCGAAAAGCAAAAGGTCATTTTCACCGAAGCTCTGAACCGTCTCGCTGATGCCGAGACCGCTAAGGCTGCTCAACTGGAGGCTGTATAATGTCTAGAATGGATGATTTTCTCGCTGAAGTAGAATACCTGTACGACCAGGGCAATACCGAAACGGAGATTTCCTCTCTGACCGGCATGTCGCTGAAGTCTGTCCGTGATGCTATCCTCTACATTGAGGAAGAGCGTGCGGAAGTCGGTATGGATAACGATATGGTCGCTCTTACCGATGTGGACTCCTACTATGATGGACAGGCACTCGCTAGTGCTGGGTTCGGTACCGATGAGGACTATGGCTATTATGGTGAGGAGTAATCGTGCGCCATCATCATCATCACGGCGGAGGCTTTGGTTTCTTTTGGGGACTGCTGCTAGGAATAGGGATAATGTGGGTGGCACCAGAAGCGGTTAAGAGCGTGGTAGGTAGTGCAGCGGCAGCAGGCATAGAGGTATTGCACAAGGTTATAGATTAAGGCGTGGTGGCCTCTCCGGGTGCCTTAGACGGCACCATTTTTGGACTCCTTAGGGAGTCTTTTTTTTTAGCGAGAGGCAGCGAGCGATTTGGCTTAGTGAAATTATTTTAGGGGTTTATAGGTGAGACCCCTAGACCCGTAACTAAAAATCTTCCAGCCAAACCCGTGGATTCGAAAAATTTTTCTGGTGGCGGATTGGGGAGTTTTCGGGTTTTACTTCGAGGGTTAGTTTAACGTCTGTATGTAATAGTAGATAGCAACAGCGATAAAGTAAAAGGCAACATAGTACATTGCTGTTGCTCTCCACATTGTTGCTGCAAAGAACATACCTAACACAAACGAAAAGAGATTCAAAGTCTCTGCACTAATATTAAAGATATTCACAATTTCCTCACTAATTACATACTCTACTCAAACCGATTGGGACACTTACTGAATTGACTGAGTTATTATTAAACAACCATCTGCCTTGTAAGTAATATGCTTCATACTCTCTCTTTAACCATAACTGACAATCTTTCAGTTCATTCTCATACAGATGATTGCTATACTGTATCCAATGAATGGATTCGTGTAAGAGAATAGATTCATAGTATTTGTCGCCAGAGAAATCAAAATCACTTCTTACCCATATCTCATTATACTTTGAGTGATAGAGTGCTACGATATTACACTTGCCACTATTGCAGAACTCTTGGCGTAACTCTTCTACAGTTTTCTTCTTAATAAGAGGTTTAGGACCAACACCTTTCAGTTTCATTAACGATTCAGCATCGGTAACTAAACTGTTTGTTTCATCTGTTGTTGATTCGACATCCGCATTAGAATTCTGAAAGAATAATAAAAAACCAATTATTGTGCATGATATACTCAGAGAGATGAGTATTGGCCTTTTGGACATTGTAGTTCCATATAGTTATTATCTGTGTCTCTCTGAAACTGACAGAGAGTATATTGGTATATATTAGGTCGAGTTCTTGGAAGGGCGGTCAAAGACTGAAGAATTACTGAGGTACCAGTTTATAGTATGTTCTAGTCCGTCATCTAGATTGTAGTGTGGAGTATAACCTAGTTCGTTAGTTATCTTTGAGCAATCGATAGAGTATCGTCTATCGTGACCAGGACGGTCTGTGACGAATTCGATAAGTGATTCTGGTTTGTTTAGTTTTGCTAGAATACGTTTGGTGAGTTCTAGGTTTGATACTTCTGTACCACCACCGATATTGTACTTCTCACCGATGATACCATTCTTTAGAGCAAGTTCAATACCACGGCAATGGTCTTCTACATACAACCAATCACGAACATTTTGTCCATCACCATAGATAGGAATCTTTTGATTGTTTGTTGCTTGCTTTATGATTTTAGGAATAAGTTTTTCTGAATTCTGATTGGGACCATAGTTGTTTGAACAGTTTGTAATAACGGTAGGAATACCATATGTATTGTGAAACGATTGCACAAAGTGGTCTGATGATGCCTTTGATGCAGAATATGGATTCTTTGGTGAGTACGGAGTAGTTTCTTTAAATGAATCTGTAGAGTCTAGTTCAAGACTTCCGTATACTTCGTCTGTAGAAACGTGGAGAAACTTCTCGATTGTCTTGCTTCTATTAGCACATTTAAGAAGATTGATTGTGCCTATGATATTGGTGTGTACAAATGGAGAACAATCATCGATAGAGTTATCAACGTGCGACTCAGCAGCAAAGTTGACAATATACTTAGGTTTGTACTTACCAAGAAGGAATGAGACAATACGTTCATCTGCAATGTCTCCTTCATAGAACTTCACTTTGTTTGAATCGACAAGAGGTTTGATAAATTCATAGTTAGATGCATATGTGAGATTGTCTAGACAAACAACTTCATCATCGATATACTTTAGAAAATTACCACCAATAAAACCTGCTCCACCTGTGACTAAAATCATTTCTGACTATCTCCTGGCATAACTCTATAATTATCTTCTACACTATCTGGAGTCGATACTTCAATGATAGTTCCTGCTTCAATACAAACAAGGCGATGTGGTACAAGAGGTGGGTTGTGCCAAGTGTCACCAACATTAAGTTCTGTTACCATGATTGAAGCATCATCGGTATCAATATGTTCAACATTAAACTTTCCTGATAGCACATACCATGTTTCGTCTTTTTCTCTATGGAAGTGCATACTGAATTTCGCACCTTCATTGAAGTTCATGAACTTACCACAATACCTGTCGTTTGTCGCCCAAATTAATTCATGACCCCAACCTTTTTGTACTGTACCATTAAGACGCATTTTCAATTTCCTCCAATGATGGTGCATAGACACCCATATGCTGTACTGTGATTGATGCTGCTGTAATTGCTTTACGAATCGCCATATCGATATTCTTTGTTGCAAGATAGAAATATGCTAACGATGCAATAAAGGTATCACCTGCACCACACACATCAACAACTCCCACTTTGGGTGCGGGGAACAATTCACCTTCATACAACGCACCTTTTCCGCCTAGTGTTACAATCATATTTTCAGCAACACTTTTTCTGGCATTGAACTCTGCTTCGTTTATCTTGACCCAACAATTCTTTCTTGAAAATCTTGCTAGGTCCGACTTCTTTGTATCGATGAAAACTGGACCATTGTAATTGTACAGTATGTCTTCAATAGTCTCATATGAGATAGTTCCTTTGTCATAATCAGAAATAAGAATACAATCTATATTCTCATATACTCTATTTGCTAATGTTATAGTAGAACTGACACGGTCATGGTCGACACGAACAATATGTTGACCTGACCTCTCATCAATCAGTCTGACTTTACGAGAAGGGTTACCATAGAAACCTAAAACTTCCACATCAAACTTTTTTAGATTTTCAAGAACATTATGTGCCATACCAGGTTTGACTTCATTCCTAGTATATTTAAAGACGGGCACTGGTGCTTCAGGACTTATACGTTCAACGATACCATATTGATATTCGTCAATACAAACGTCACCGATTAATAATATTTTGAATTGTTTTTGTTGTTGAGTATCCATCTACTAGATTATAAAAAATAATATTGATATAGTTATCACCGATAATTGGTTTGTCTTTATAATCACTTCCTTTTACCATTAAGGTATGATTCTTGATTAAATCAACCAATTCTAAATCACTATCAAAGATAACAACTTGGTCTACTGCTTTGAGACTAGAAAGCAGAAAAGACCTATCTCTTTCATTATTGATAGGTCTGCTTTCTCCTTTTAATTCTTTTACTCTGCGGTCACTATCAATTGCAACTGTCAACCAATCTCCTTTTGACCTTGCATAATTCAATAGTTCAATATGACCTCTATGTACAATATCAAATGTACCATTGACAAACACTTTTATCATAAATTAATAGTTGTCCACTTTTTGATTTTTTCTCTCTTGAGTTCTGCATACTCAAGAACGTTCTGCTCTCTTATATATCCTTTTTCCATTAGGATATTAATCATGCAGTAAATGTCACCTATCTCAAGTTCTAACTGTTCCAAGTTTGTGATATTATCTGCTGGCCAACGGGTATCAGCACCAAATCTAAAAATCTTTGAAACTGCTTGTATTACTTCCGCACATTCTTCTTGTAGAATACGCAATGCTTCTTTTTCATCATTATTCACTTTGGTTTCCTTTTTTGAATCACTTCCCATTGATATGCTGTCTTAATGATATCATGCAGGTTATATTTTGGTTCAAACTTCAACAACTCTTTTGCTTTTTGTGTATCACATTTAAGAACTGCTGGGTCTCCTTGCCTTCTAGGACCGACCGTTACATTTACTTTTGTTCCAGTTACGGATTCTATTGTGTCTATGACTTCTCCGATTGAATAACCTGTTCCTGAACCGATATCAAATGAGGTCGATTCTCCATCGTTGAATAACCATTCGGCTGCTCTAATATGGGCAATTGCAAGGTCTGATACATGGATGTAATCTCGTATGCATGTACCATCTGGAGTATCATAATTATCACCGTTGAGAACAAAAGTATCTTTTGTAAGAGCGTTAGGAATGAGGTGAGTTTCGGGAGTATGAGACTCACCAAACTCAAAATCAGGATCAGCGCCAGCGACATTAAAATAGCGGAGAGCAACACAATTCATTCCTTCTCTTACACAGTCAAATAGAATTGTTTCGGATAGAAGTTTTGTTTTTCCATAAATCGACTTAGGATTTTCTTTTCCTTGTTCATCGTAAATACCAGCACTAGACGAGAATACAAAGTTCTTACAATGTAGAACGCCAATAAGATTAATGGTAGAAATGATATTGTTTCTGTAGTATTCAAATGGATAGATTTCACTCTGACCCACCTCTATAAGTCCTGCTAGGTGAAAACAAATATCATATTGCTCAAATCTAATTGGGTCAACATTTCTGGATAAATCACATTTGATGAATTTGTCACAATACTTCTGTGTTACAAGTTTATTAATGTCTCTATCCAGAACATGAACTGTATATCCATTTTTCTTTAGTTCTTTCTGGAGGTGATGACCAATGTAGCCAGCACCTCCAGTAATCAATGCTTTTGTCATGAAATCATTCCAATGAATTTACTAAGGACAACACGATTAGTAAAACGTGTATTACTATACTTAGTGAATGCACTCACAAGACCTCGTGTGGTGTTAGACTTAGCAACAATCTCATCGGTCTCATCAACCTTTGTGTCTGCCTTCATTAGGTAATATTCATCATAACCTTCTGACTTGATAACGACACTCTTTTCCTTGCGGAAATCAGAATACATGCTATCGGAGACTGCTTGATTCTTAATATTCGAATTTAGGAAATTCTTTGCATCACGATTGTTGAGTAGATAGAATCCAATGACATTACAATCAGCAACCTTCTTCAGCAGATTCAAATATGCAGCAGTATGCTTACGGGGTGCAATAGCGCATTCTTTCTTATCAAAGACAACCTTCTCAACGAGACCAGTCTGCCTATGACGAATGACTGGAACTACATCAGAACGCCAAGAAGAAAAAATACTAGAACCAGTATTGTAAGTGTTACCATTAACAATTTCATTTCTAACCATATCATCAATCACAGTAGCATCACCATCAGTAAGGAAGACAGTATTGACGATTTGCAACTTATTGGTATTACGGAACTCAGGAATCAACTTCATTGCGGCAATGATTGCTTCGTTCAACGGAGTACCATGAAGTTGCATGAACTCAGGATAATTGAGATGAGCATAATAATTGCCTCTATTTCTTGTCATTTTAAGAAGACAATTTGCAATATAACTCAATTCATTAATCGACATTTTGTTTGAGAACAGATTGAGCAAGTGAAACCTGTTAGGACGCAAGTCACCATTTTCACAAGTAAATGATGGAAGAGTTTCATTACCATTCTTGTTTGAGAACGCATAGACTTCAAACGGAATATTAATCTTGCGGCAGAACAGAACAAGATTCAGCAATTGCTTGACAGTATCTTCCATGTAATCGGCCATAGATCCAGACCAGTCAATGAACATAACAAGACCGTGTGACTTACCATTGGGAACATTAGTGACACGTTTGAAAATGTCTTCGTTGTACATATAGGTATGAATACGCTTCATGTCGAGGTCTCCAGTCTTTGCAGTAGATGCCTTCTTCATTTGTTGTGCATTCTTACGGAGTTCAAACTCTTTGACGAGATACGATACAATCTTGTTTGACTTGTTACGGAACTCAGCGAAAAGATGATTCTCTAGATTGCCGTCCCAGTCAGTAAGAAAGTCCATACTCTTAGTCGCACTATGCAAAGGATTCTTGCAAGTCTTCAACTTTTGAATAATTTGCTTGTATGGGATAATGATGTTTTGCAAGTGAACTGTAGGAATGTTAGCGTAGATATGCTCACGCTTTTCATCAGAAATTAGTTCTTTCTCATGTTCACGAAATGCTTCATCAGTATGGGCCTTCAGTTCATCATCAAATGATTCTCCGCCTTGCTTACCACCATCGTCTTCTTGTTCTTCATCTTCTTCATCTTTTTCGGCAGCACTAATGTCACCATTTTCATCTTCAGAAAGTTCAGGTTCTTCATCTCCAAAAACATCGAAATTATCACGCTCTTCATATGATTCATCATCGTCATCATCAACAGAAGACATTTTTGCCATAGACTCTTCTTGCTTCTTACGTTCTGCTTCTTCTTTCATGTGAGCAAGAATTTTTTGTGCGGCCGCAATGGTATCTTCCCAAGTTTCAAGATTCTCTAGTTCAGTAACAAATTCACGTTCGTTTGCAGAGAATCGAATACCAAGAGAAACGCCGACCTTGAAGTGTAGATTGATTCGGTCAATAAGATTCAACTTGTTAACATCGATGCCTTTGATTTCAAAGAAGTCTCGTTCCATGAGTTCACGATATGCCTTAACAAAAGACGTACGGATACCAGGGTACTTACGCTTAACGAGTTTTTCAATTCGTGCGTCTTCTACGACATTGATAATAGACCTAGGAATCTTTAGGTCGACAATAGAATCGTGCCATCCTTCAAGAGGGGTATGCATAGCATGGCCAACTTCATGACCAATAAACAAATCATAGAGAAATGTAGAAAGGTCACTAGATAGGATAGGAATGACAAGACGGCGGTCTTTGACATGAAAGAATGCAGTAGGAACGTTTTGTTGTTCGACAATCAGATTTTCAGTAGCAAGTAGTTTAGCAAGTTGGGACTTAGAATCAATCAACATTTGAGTTACCTTTATTTATGGTGAATGCATTGTATCACAGGTAACTCATTCTGTCAAGCGATATTTAGAATAAAAGTCCCCAACTACCAACTGTTCGTTCTGCAATCTCATGCACAGACTTTACAATCTCCGAACCAACACATTTTCTATTCTTATCAAGACATGCTAATGCTGTACTACCAACACCAATGAAAGGATCAAAAACAATCTGGTCTTTATTTGTATATGCTTCTATAAAAGAGTATAACAGCCATCTAGGATAGTTATCCACATATCCTTCAATGGGTTGCACATCAATTTTGAATGCATCGGGAATCTTATGCTCTGTTGGTTCACCTTTTTCTCTTTTAAACTGTTCTCCGGGTTTCTTAAACGTAAGAATGAAAGAATAGTTGAACCGATAAAGGTTTACATTGTATGAACGAACCCAAATCTTTTGAGATTTTAGAATCCAACCTGATTTTTCCATGATTTCTGTAATCATTTGATGTTTTCTGATTACAGTTCCTCCAGATTTTCTATCTCGGAGGATAATTGTGACAACTCCATTCTTTGGATTGAGTTTTCCAAGAGAATTTTCCATTAAATCCGTCCATGTACTTGTGGATTTGTCTGGATTTTCACCAATTTCATCAAAATCGGGAGGTGAAGTGATGACATAATCATATTCAATGCCTCGTTTTAGTGTGTCGAGACAATTTTCATTGTAAATTTCCCAATTGTGCTGCATTTTATTATCCTCTACGCATTTTTGCCATGTCTTGTGCGTCTTCTTGTGAGAAAACGGGGACAGCATTAGACTTATGTAGGGTACCAATACCTAGCATTTTGTCTCCAGTATAGACATTCGACTCTTTTTTTGCAGTTCCATGACCAGACCATGTGTCAACACTACGAATTTCGGGTGTTTGACGATAAGATGGGATTTCTAGAGTTGGTCTCTTGTTAGTTGTGACTTGAAATCTTGCAACTTTGGTATTTTGGGTGACACCAACACGTTTGCAAAATGCGTCATTCTCACGTTGCTGTTGCTTTGTGAGTTTCTTAGGTTTACTTTTACGAATGTGACAATGAATAATCATAGGTATCTCCTTAATAGAGATATCATAACATAGAAGCGAGTAAATGTCAAGCGTTAGAGTTCATAGTCTTGATGATTTTCAAGTTCCCATTGCTTCATTTTCTTTTTTACTTCGGCATGTTCTTTGATTTTATGCTTTGACTTTTTCTTTTTATTTGCATTGTATGAATATTCACAATCATCACGATATTCACGATTTTTTCTAAACTTACCGACAAATTTGCTCATGTTAGTTTTTAACTCTCCTTAAGGTAACATTTGAGGAAAACACCTTTTAACAAAACCATAAGTAAGACCTGTAACTCCTTGGTCTTTTCTTAAAATACCCATAATAACTTCTGCTTCTCTTGCTTCAAGATTTTCCAGCATTTGAATCAAGATTTCAAGTCTGCGCCTATCAGACAGAGATTCTGCTGTAGAATTTCCTTGTTGAAGTAAGTAAATTCTTCGCATTTCAATTCCTAAATTAGAATTGGACATGCCAGGAGGAGCATCTGACTTTTTGTATGTGTGAGGTAGTTCTTTGATTTTCCAACGATATCCTGGATGAAAAGTATATTCTAATACTTTAACTAATACTTGAGAAAGATTTTTACGAATTACTTCTTCTCTTTCTATATCATTGGTAGCGAGTTCAAATTCATCAAAGACTTCATAAATGTTTTTCATTAAAATTCCTCAATAACATCCATAAGATTTTTTAGTTTCTTTTCGATGAAATAATTTAGTAGTTTGCTTTTTGGAGCAGGTTTGGTTTCTTCATAATTATTTATGATTTTTTCTTTTATATCGGAAGGAATAAAAGACAGGTCAATCAGAATTTGATTACGAACAAATCCAACGTGTGCATTTTCATCATACTTAGTATGCTCTTGCATCAAGTAATGGTCTACTTTATCTTTAGAAAGTACCTTTTGACGAATCTCACGAACAAAGGTATCTGCTGAAGATAGGATGTTGGGAATCCCGTCACCTTTGTCTCCACGGATAATCTTTTCTTTTAATTCTTGTGAAGGATTGTTTGAGATGATAAACTTCTTTTGTGCAGGATTGTATTGCTTGATTTTATACTTACCCGTATTATACTTTTGAAGTTGTAGAAAATCACCATCACTAGAAATGATTAGTACATTTTCATGTGCAACTTGACGAGGCGCAAGTGTACCAATGATATCATCCGCTTCTGCTCCATCAACATCGACAACACGATATGGAAAGTTATCTTTTAGTTCTTGTTTGAATTTAGCAAGCATATCAAAGATAAGAGTCCAATTCAAATCAGACTTTTCACGGGCCTTCTTACGGCCTGCCTTGTAGAAAGGAAAAATAGTCCTGCGCCAGTAGTTACGATTATCACAGCACAGAACAACTTCACCATATTCATTCTTGAAATTCTTGATATGAGTACGAATCACATTAAGAATCATGTGACGAACTAGGTCTTCTTCCATCTGCACATTTTTCTGTGAAGAAATTTGTGCCATCAGACCCGACAGCAAAACTTGATTCAAATCAACGAGTATCATAATGACTCCAATTTAAGAACAATCAGTATATCACACTTTCTTTTTCTTGTCAAGCATTCCTGCTTCTCGGAGTCTTTTATTTTTTACTGTATTGTATTTGCGAGTAACTTTTGCTTCTTCCACAATAGTACCACACGCTTCCACAATATCTTGCCACCACTTGATTACTTTTCGTACTTGAGGTTTAGAGAAGTTACTATAACCTTCTTTAATCTGTTCGTCCGTAGAATCTAATACTTCTTGATATTCTGCAATTCTAAACTTTGAATGTTCGATAATATCTTTTGTGTGAGCTCTTTTCACTCCTAAAGAGTAAAGAACTTTATACATTTTAGTCTCTCTCCAAGTCAGAATAAACTCATCAAAATGACCTTCTATTTCTCCAAGTATTTCATTGGTCTTGTTTTTGGTTCTATCTTGAATTGAAACTACATTTTCACTATCACTCATTTTTCAAAAATGCCTTTAGATGTTTTTTGTGTACTCTTACCATTATCCATGTGTTGTAATATTCTTCGCCTTCTAATACCATTCTGCTGAACTGTTCTTTTGCTTCTAGATATCCGCATTGTCCTTTTGTTTTGCATAGGTATAGAATCTCTCTCTTGAAGTTATCTTCACCCAACAGTTTAACATCATTTTGCAGTTCTGTGTTGGATCCATAGTAAGTTTGCCAATCGCTGGACACTTTAAATCTTTTCTTTTTGCCTTTTACTTGTTTACTCTTGATACTATAGAAGAACTTCTTACCTATGTACTTTTTTCGGTTTGTTAGATTGGTGATGCAGTAGACAAATCCATATGCATCACCAATCTGTTCTTCAGTAAACTCAACGTCTTTGTATACCCAATTTAGTCGTCCCATCCTTCGTCATCATCCTCGGAGTCATCTTCGTCTTCTATATATTCCTCCGAAATATCTTCAATAGTTTCACCACAGAACGGACAAAATTCTGGATATTCTGATGAGACTAATTCTTCAATATATTGCATTGAGTATGATGATTCACAACTTGCACATTCTCCTGTAATTAGTTTTTCTGTCATTTTGCTTTTCCTTGTTATTATGCCCAAACCTCAGACCAATCTCCAGTCAAAGCACCTTTCGCATAATCTGTTGCACGATTCTCAAAGAAGTTCGTGTGTGTTGGAGCATTAATCATTTCTTCAACCCAAGGTAGAGGATTGCGCTTTACTTTAAAAATACCTTTTAGACCCAAAGAAATTAATCTTCTGTCTGCGATATAACGAATATACTTCTTAACATCTTCTTGGTTGAGATTTTCCATCGCACCCATACCAAATGCCAAGTCAATAAACTTATCCTCAAGTTCTACCATTCTTTCTGCAATACTATAAATCTTAGACTTGAGTTCATCATTCCAAATTTCTTTGTTCTCTTCGACAAAGGTTCTGAATAACTTAATCATAGATTCACAATGTTGCGTCTCATCAACAATAGACCAAGTTACTATTTGACCCATACCTTTCATTTTTCCATGACGAGGAAAATTCAACAGCATGATGAAGGAAGAGAAAAGTTGCATACCTTCTGTGAAGGCGGAGAATACAGCAATATGAGTTGCTGTGTTTTCTTTGGTTGTATTCTTGCTTGATACATCGATAATGTAATCGTGCTTTTCTTTCATTTCCGCATACTCAAGAAACTCATTATATGTAGTCTCTGGGAGACCTAGAGTTTCGATAAGATGACTGTATGCTGCAATATGCAATGCTTCTCTTGCTGCGAACCCAGCAAGCATCATACGAATTTCTGGCTGTGGAAAATAAGGAAGATAATTCTTTACATAACCACCCGCAACGTCAATATCACCTTGAGTGAAGAATCTGAAGATATTTGTAAGAAAGTGTTTTTCTTCATTTGTTAATTTCTTTTTCCAATCTTTGACATCTTCATGCATAGGCACTTCTGTATGCATCCAATGTGATTGTTCATGTTTTAGCCACGCCTCATATGCCCAAGGATAATTAAATGGTTTGAAATAATCTCTTTCTTCTGTTAGTTTTTGTTGTGACTTTTTAATCATTGAGCCAAGTCTCCAGTTGAGATTTTGTTAGATTTCCTACGCTGCGTTTAATTTCTACGTTTTCATCGACCATGACTAAAGTCGGAACACCACGGATTCCATATTGTACTGCAAGTTCAGACTGTTCATCAATATCAATATCTTCAATAGGAACTTCTGTTTTCAAATCTTCTATTGTCTTCGACAACATCTTACATGGTCCGCACCAAGATGCGGAAAACTTCAATACTTTTCTCATTTTTATCCTTTAAACCAAATGTATGTTGCAATTAAATTTATAAAGAAAAAGTATACATTTTGCAATAACAAAGGCATATTCTTGTGAGTCTTCCAAAAATCATATATCAATATTGCATGACCTATTATGAATAAAGGAAATGCAAATTTCATGATAGAAAGTTTAAGGGAGACTATTGTTCCACCAAAAACAAAAATTGCAAACGCAATCCATTTTATATCAAAATTTTTCATCCTTCACATGCAATACAGTCGTTGCCCTTTGCAATTTCTGTCATGTCTAGTTCTTTAATGACTTGACGTTCAATTCGTTTCGATACCTTATCTGCTTTACCAATTTTCTCTGAACGGCAATAGTATAGAGTTTTCAAACCTTTTTTCCATGCCATAAAGTGAATAGCATGAACATATTTGATATTTGAATCTGGTCTAAAGAACAGATTGATTGATTGTGCTTGGTCAATATACTGTTGACGGTCAGCAGCAAGTTCAACGACCCAACGTTGGTCAATTTCCATTGAAGTCTTGAAAACTTCTTTTTCGTTATCATCTAGAATATCAAGATGCTGTACAGAACCGTCATTTGCAATGATTGAAGACCACACATCATTATATTCTTCGTCTGTAACCTTTTGCTTTATAATTTCATCAAGCCACCGGTTCTTGTTGAGATGTGAACCGGACAAAGTGTCTTGACGGTATGCGTTAGCCCGATAAGGTTCAACACTAGGGCTAGTATTACCCATGATAATGGAAGAACTTGCATTAGGAGCAACGGCCATGAGATGGCTAAACCTATTCCCAGTACCTTGTGCATCAGGCGCCTCACCTCTTTCTGCTCCGAGTTCTTTGTTTGCATTATCCAGTCCTTCTCTAATATGTTTGAAGATTCTATTGTTTGCAACCTTTGCCATCACTCCTTCAAAGGCGATTTTATTACGTTGCAGATAAGCATGAAATCCAAGAGCACCGACACCAATACTTCGCTCACGCTCGGCTGAGTAACTAGCCCTAGATATAGAATCGGGAGCATTATTAATGAAAAAAGTAAGCACATTATCAAGCATTTCAGCAACGTCTCTAAGAAAGAGCGGATTGTCTTTCCATTCATCATATGTTTCTAGATTTAGAGATGATAGACAACATACGGCAGTCCTCTTTTCGTCTGTCGGAAGAGTGATTTCAGAACAAAGATTAGATTGATGAATCTTGAGTCCTTTGTCTTTCAACCATTGAGGCATCAATCTGTTACTGGTGTCAATATAATGTATATATGGTTCTCCAGTATGCATACGCAATTCTAGAATTTGTTGCCACAAATGTTTTGCTGAAACAACTTCTCTTACATCTCCACTATAAGGATCTTTTAGTTCCCAATCATCTTTTGCATCAGGATCAATCATACACTTTTCAATGATTCGCATAAAATCATCTGTAATGTTGATGCCATGATGTAGATTCAAGCAACGCAAATTAGGGTCTCCAGTGGGCTTACGCATTTCAAGGAATGAAATGATATCTGGATGTGAAATATCTAGATACGCCGCATATGACCCTCTACGAGTGCGTCCTTGACGATATGCTAATGAACTCGCATCATAGATTTTAAGGTGAGGCATGACTCCTGTGCTTTTATCACCAGCAGAGCGTATACCAAAGCCGATGCCAACGCCGCCTCCAAGCATAGATAACCAATTTGTTTCTGATAAGTTGTCAACTAGACCCTCCGCAGTATCTTCGATATAATTAAGGAAACACGATATTGGCATGCCTCTACTAGAGCGTCCGAAAGATAGAATAGGAGTAGAATAAGATAGCCAATGCTTACTAGAATAGTCGTATAGACGTTGAGCGTGGTCTGGATTAGAACCAAATGCTTTAGACACATATGCAAACCTTTGTTGTGGTGAGGTTTCATCCTCTCTCATGTATGATTCTTTAAGTCTCTTGATTCCCAATTCATCAAATAACTTATCACGTTCCAAATCAATGTTAATACCTAGATACTCTTCCATTTATTTTCCTTATTATTATAGACTATCAAAAAACTGTTTGATGTTTGGAGGAGAATATGTATCTGGTTTTAAAATCTTACCATCTTCTCTTCGTTCAACTTTACCAGAAGGACCAATCTTACTAAAATTACTTCTCTTGACTTCATCCCATACTCTTTGGTTTGGAATATCAAGTGTCACTTCAAGGCCTTCAAGAACCCAACGTAAATCCGCACATGCATCAGCAATCTCGACAATATCTTTATTCTTGTATGCTTCTTTCAATTCGTTAAACTCTTCTTCAATCAACTTAAAATATAAGTCAGATTGGTCACCAAAACCTCTTTCGTTTTGGCCACAATTCATCATAAACGTTTTAACATGAGCATATGTATCCATAATTATCCTTCACAAACAAATTGATTAATCATCGGAAAAATTTCTTCAATCACTTTAGCACAAGCATTTGCAACTTCACGATGTTCTTTTTGTGTACCTTTTTCTGTTCTGAGTTGTATATAGTGAACCCAAGAACGTAGACTTCCATTCATATACAATCTAGATGGAGTCATACCTTCAGGTAATACTGCTCTTGCTTGTTCCTTTGCTATTCCATTTTCTATTGCCCACTCATATGCAATCTTAACTTCCTTTGCTACTCTATCTTGCATAACCGACCATGCATAGTTTAGACTGTAGTCATCTGAAGGTAAACTATTTTGCCTATTCTTATTATCCTGAAGTCTTGATTCTTTTTGAATAAAGTTTAAATCTGCTTCAGCATATCTTTGGCTAAACTCTTGAAATGAAAAAGAACGATGCCGCAAAATTTGTCTAGCAATATCTCTTGTTGTTTCAATCTCAAGGCAAACATTCACCATTTCAAGTGGAGACCAATGCTGATGACCGATTAGATAGTTAATCAATCTATCGTTTGTTTGATTATTATTTTGATTTGCCGGATTAGACACTCTAGCACAATATGCAACTAGGTCTTGTAGATTTTCGACTCCAGAATCTACAAATGCTTCTTTATTTACTTGGGTATAACTAATCAGTCTTACTTGCATCACCGTAACTCCAAATTTCTTTTAAATATTCTTCATCCCAAATGTCATAATAAGGGGTCTTCTTTAACGTTTCTCTAAATTGTAACAACTTTTCCTTGGGTTGTGCAAGAATAATAGGATATTCACCATTACCTGTATTTACTCCATTAATAAAACCTGGATTGTTAGGATGGTCCTTAAGAAATGCTACACTAGGAAATAGTTTATTGAGTTCGCTTATTGCATTAATACATTGTTCATCACTTAACGTATTATCAACATCACAGAACAAAATAACTTCATATTTCATAGTCAAACTAAACCCATTCATATAGGTAGTTATTTGTTGTATTGGTTCACCATCAATACGATATGCAAATATGGTACCATCATCATATGCTTTCTTTGCAAAAGGACATATGGCGAAACCATTAAGTTCATTTCTCTTTAATGAAACTCTATGTATCCAATCAACTAAATTTTTTTCCATTTTGAAAACTCAAGTTCCGCTCTAAGTTTACTGAAAGTAAAATTATCTATCAAAGCCAACAATTCATGGATTGAGCAACCAGACAAAATAATCTCGTTTATGTCCTTTTCTTTGACCTTTTCTGGTAAAAGACAAACACTATTACCATCTTTGATTGCTTTCTCTATCGTCTTCACAATTTCTTTGTTTCTGGGTTCATTGTCAAATACAAGAGTTACATCATTAAATCTCAGTTCATTTACTCTTGTGAGATTTGAGTCTGCTGTTGCAATTGCATTAGGAATGAACATAGAATCGATAGGACCTTCAACAACATAAACTTTTTTGTTAGGATCCACTCTATCTAGACCAAAGAACTTAGTTACATCTTTTTGTAGAGTTATTGTGACATATCTCATCTTTGATTCGCCCAATGCTCTACCTTGAATAGCAATCAAAGATTTATCTTTATCATAAAAAGGAATAACTAATCTTTTATCTCCTTCAATCAGATTAGTTTCTTCATTTTGAATTGATTCTACAAAAGATTTAAAATCGTCTGCATAATATAATTGCGAATAGAATTCTTTTGGGATTTTTCTGTTTGTGACGTAATCTTTACAGAAATGACCATCAGGCAAATCTTCAACAGAAGGTAACTTTATCGAATCTTTAAATACAGGTTTTGTTTTGAATTCATCAAAAGTTGGTTTCTTATAATTGTGATTGCCAGTCTCACCGTTCTTGAAACGTTCTAGTGCATACTCTTTTACGAGAGAAGGATCCGTGAGACTAAGAAAATTATAAAATGTGTGGCTAGCACCGCAATTGTGGCACATAAAAAAATAGTCGTTATTCTTTCTGAAAATATATCCACGTGCTTTACTCTTTTTGGTTTGGGAATCACCACAAATGGGACACCTGAAGTTATATAGGTCTTGCTTCTTTTGAGCAAACCTTTCTAACTTAGGAGACAATAGGTGAAGGAATTTACGGTCAATGTGTATACTCATCACTATAGCATAACACAGTCCGAGAGACTTGTAAAGTTATTTCCCGGCAAAGAGTGAAACTATATCGACATGAGATATTACCCAAGATATCACAACAATACCACCTGCGACCATCCACTTCCATTGCAGAAGTTTATCTAATGATTCTTTTTCATGAACATTGTGATTGGTCATTTCAATACGCAATTCTTTAATTTCATTGAGCAATCTAAGTTCAGATGTTTGTACTTTATCAATAACAGTATCGATTCTGTTATGTATTTCTTTGACACTTGCCTCAGTTTCTAATCTTCTTTTTTCCATGACTTTATATAAAGTTGAAGTATCTTTATCTTGTTGTTCTACTAGTTTTTCTATTACCGTGTCCATTTTTCCACACAATATGGTTAGAGTGTTGACTTGCTCTTTAAGAACACCCACATCAACCTTTAATTGTGTATCATTTGGTATCGATGCCATTTTACTGTCTTATGTCCAATTCTGTTTCTCTTACATTACCATCAGTATCGGTAAATGTTGTTTTTTCTTTACTGCGGCCCCATGCTGCAATACCGAGAATAGCACCAAAAGCAAGATGAACTAAACCAGCACCTTGTAGTGTTATTGGATTCCATTGCATCAAAGTTGATTCTTTAAAAAACATTGTCTGAGCTAATGCGTGTAATACTGGAAACAAAACAAAATCGCAAGCACATATTACCATGTATAACCATCCCATCGCCGGACGCCAATATGATTTTGCCCAATGCTCATCGACTACAGAATGATGTGCTGCTATCTTTGACGGTTTCATTTATTCAATTCTCTCTGTTGCCTAATCCATTCTTGTAAATCTTTTAATTGTTCTGCTACTTGATTGTATTTATTATAATTCTCTATTATTACTTTTTTTGCTTCAGAGAGTTCAATTCCGGAGGGGGTTTCATCAACTGCTCCGGTGGGATCGGGAATGGAGTTTTTTGCGGCGCTGTCGTGCAACTCGACAAAAGAATTGTGAAGAGAACAGTCAGCATCGTTGTTTGTATTGACATATTTGATAATTTCATCGCCTCTTTCCTTTATCACTTTTTGTTTTAGTACATATTGAGTTACGATTTTTTCTGTAACATTTTTGCTTTCATCATTGATTCTTTTTATTTCTGCGTTTGCTTTTTCAACTTCTGCACTAAGAACATCTGCTCCCCAATTTAATCCTTGAAGAAAAACACCAACCAATAACAACACTAACCCTAAAGTTTTTGTCGGTAAAGACCTAACAAAAGGAACAAATGTTGATATAAGATATGCAACTGTTCCTGCTGCAAGTATAAGATAGATTATAAATGAAGGTATGTGCTGTAGCAACCATAACATCATGTTAGTATTCCTTTTGCTTTTTCGTAATGCGATTTTCTTTCATCGAGACCAATTGTACCACCATTGATTTTCTTTGTCATTGATACAATATCATTTGCATCACATGTTGCATTTAGATTATTTTTCTTCCAATACCAGCAAGCAGATTCTATTGCACCATCTAGAGTCTCGCAATAACCAACAGTATCATCTAATGTTTTACCAATAGATTTAGCAAACAGAGAGTAGTTATCTTTTCCTGTTAGTTGAATTGCTCCACGACCTCTGTATCGATATCCTTCACCTGATGCTTCTGCGCCATTTCCCATGCGACTTGCATAAACTCTATTTGCAATCTTTTCTGGTTGTCTTTCATATAGTGTTGCAATAGCATCAGTTGTGAAGTATTTTGGAAATGTTGCTCTCAGTCCTTTTGCACCATAGTTTAAGTTTTCTTTTAAAACGGTAAAGTCAGCAGATTCATGTCCACATTGTGCAAGAAATCCTGCGATTCTATTTACTGTATTAATTTCATATTTCGGTAATAGTTTTGATAAAGTCTCAAAAAGAGGTCCTACATTTTTGTTTCTTGTAAGTATCTTCGCTAGTTTTTCTTGTGTTAAAATCATTTATGACTCCACTATTTCGAAATGATTATCTTGTTTTTTTATTACTTGTATCCAGACCGGATCATCACCAATAATAGAATATCCTCTATGTACTATTTTAACTTCAGAATCTTCTATTGAATCGTAAATGTATTTTGCTAAACTCTTATGATTCGATCCATTTACTTTGATGAATAATACATTAGCAGTACAAATAGATTCGACTTCACTACCAAATTTATCTCTGACTATTTCTTCAACATCTTTAATGTCATCGACTTTCATTTTAACGCTTTTCTCTTTCCTAATGGCATTAGTATAGGATCACGTTTTCTTTTCTTTAAATAGACACCAGGTTCACCTGATTTGCTTCCTGGTGGTTGTCCTGCTCCTGCTATTGCTCCAGAGCCGACTACATTTGTTGGTCCAGCAGATCCTCCTGCTGCAAACTCTCTAATATTCTTAAACGATTTCATATTTCTCGTAGCACCTTTGCTATGTGTAAATCTATAGGAATATCATCTGTTATTATATTTTTTCCATTTATAGAAAAAACTACTTTTGGTAAAATATTCAAATATAACAAGAAGGTTTTCAGAGTAATATAATCTTCTTCTCCAATTTTATAGAATAATATTCTAGGAGTTGCTTCAGCACCGAAAACATTATTAAGTAATATAATATGATTTAAAATAAGTCTCTCTTTTAGAATATTAGAACTTTTATACCTACGAAATAATCTTTTAAGATATTTTATTCTTTTTAAATCATCTTCTAGTTCAGATATGATGCAAGTCGGAGAATTATATACTTTTGCAACATAAACGAGAAATGTATCTTCAGTCAAATCAATCATTACTTTATTGTTTCTTTTGTCTTGGATCTAAATCGCCTTGAGGTGAAATTCTATCTACTCTATCAACTAGATTGTTTAATTCTTCCTCATCTGTTACTGCTGCAAATGCTTTATAAAATCCAGATGAGTCTATACCATAAACAAAATACAGATAATGATTTGGTGCTTCAGGCATGTGAGGTGGAGTATTTGTTCCATCAACTTTCATACCCCACCTATCGCCAAATTGCTGTAGTGCAACGATTTTTTCTCCAAATCTCTTATCATCATAATCAAGTTTTGGTAAATAAATATTATACATCGATAAAACTTTTGATATTTTCATCCAAGCACCGGAAGGTTCGGAGAAATCTCTAGAAAGTTCGGCTGCGATATTTCTATTAATTTCATCTCTGGTTCCTGGTGTTTCTAAATTCACCATAACTTTTGAGAGTGAAATTACGGGCATATGTCCACAGCCACATTCGACAAATAATTCTCTAAATTTTTTCATATTAGACACCCGAGAAGATTCTTCCTGCTGATGTATTTCCTGATGCAGTATTTGATGCTACCGTATTGGCAAGAGCAACAAGAACTTCAGCACGATAACGAATTGTACCGTCATTGTTTGTTGTCTTCAACACATGTACCCAACCTGCACTTGTATTCGCCACGTTTACTACGCTGTTTGCAAGTCTTGTTGGTGTAACAAGAATTGTGTCTTGATTATATGTAATTGCTGTTTGTGCTGACCAAGGAATTGTGTTGTCAAACTCTAGAAGAGTTCCTGATGCAATGTTGCCTGTTACGGCTGCCGACAATCTAACAACGTTACCTGTCACGGAAGTTACTGATACGTTAGATACAAAGAATCCTGGTGTACCACTAAAACCCGTATTTGATGATGTAGTACCTGGTGATGTGATATACATTCCTGGAACAACACCTAGATTTGCTGCGGTCAAAGCACCTGTGCCTTGAAATACAATAGTGTTTCCACTTGTTGTATTGTTTGCTGTAGTTAAGTAGATAAACCGACGGACCTGTCTTTCAACCGGCCAATGTGGTTTGTCGTAAATTGAGTCTGTATTTCCCCATGCTGGCATGTTTATTCTCCTAGATTAATCTTTTGAGATAATACTCTTTCTATTTATTTCTTATTGGATTTATCATCCTTCTTTTTGTTATCGCCTTTACTAACATCTGGATGTCCTGGGCGAGTTCTCATCATAGGATCAATCTCAATAGTATCTCTTTCTTGACCCGTCATAGTTTTACCACCTTTTAATACTGCTGCTGCTTGTGGTTTGCTTTCGCCTGTACTATTGTCTTTATCTGCTTTTTCGAATTTAGGTTGTTTACCATAAACTCTTGCTGGGTCTTTTTTATCTTTTTCGTGGTCGTATAATTCTTCGGATACTCTATGTTTTTTATAGATTGCCTTAATCATACGAGCAGCCTTTGACATTTGACGGCGGCGTTCTGTAACTTTTGTTATCGTACCTTCTGGTTCGTCATGTAACACACTCTCACTCGGTTCCACTTGAAGTTGTTCCGTCTTTACTGGTTTTTGTGGTTTGTAAATATGAACACGTTTTGCTAAATCAGAAACATGCTTATGTACATTTGTTCTATGCAGTTCACCTGTAGTTTGTTCTTCAGATTTAGTTCCCCAATTTTTAGCACCTTTCTTGCGACACTTAACTAAAGCACCGGATGCGTATGCACTAGGCCAAACTTTATATCTGGACTTTACTTTATGGTAGCAAGCATCTTTCTTTTCATCTAACATTTCAACACTCTCTGTTTTTACGTTAATTGCTTTACCCGAACGAGACGGATTAGGATCCTCTCTACGTTTACGTCTTGCAGCTGCTGCTCTTTTTTCTTTACCCAAAGCATGTGCTTTTGCTTGAGGAAGACATTTTGGTTTGCCTTCGCCTGGGTCTCTTGCACATTTACCTTTGATGTTTCCTTTGGTATCCATGCGAACCCATTTTTCTTTTCCAAACCAATCATGCAAAGAACCTTCATCCAATTCTTCATCGTCTTCATCAATACCATATTTGGTAGACCATGGATCCCATGGGTTTACACCAAAGACTTCTTTGAATGGTTTTTTCTTACTCTTCATCGGTTTCCTCAGAAGTCATGCCTGCTTTACCAATCATTTCTTTTTTCATTTTCTTTTGCTTTTCTAATGCTTGTCTGGCAAGGTGTCTAACTCTTGACATGGCTGAATGCTTTGCACCGGACTTATCAGTTACATCAACATTTGACTTTTTAACATCAGGTTCAAATGGTGGTTCTAATGCTTCTCTTGCCATGACTTTCTTTGCAATTTCATGACCTTTCTTGATTACTGACTTTGGAAGGTCATGTGTTCTTGTGATTCCTGCTTGCTTTTTTGCAGCAGCCATACCGATTGCATATGGTTCTCTTACCTTTTCGTCAATTTCAGTTTCTTCTGATGCAGTCTTATATTGATATGTTGAAGAAGAAACTGGTCTATTTTGTGCCCATGTCTTAAATGCATCCGAACGAGCCCACGCAGATTTCTTTTCTCTGTTCATTGTTTTTGGATTCATACCACGAGATTTCAGAAATGAATCTAGTCCTTCTGCTTCATCAAGTTCAACCTCTTCTTTGACTGGAATATGACGTTCAACACGGGATAGACGGCATCCTTTTTTGCACTTTTCGTGTGCTTGACGAATAGCATCTTCATCGTCCTTAGCAACAAGAAGATTCATGCCTACCCATTCGCCTTTGTCGTTTTCATAATGGGCGGCGTGAGTGTGTGACTTGTTCTTTTCGTCAAGTTCTTCTACTTCTTCACCTCTAAGTTTTCTTGCTGGTCCTAGTCTCTTTAATGCTCTCTTGACGCCTTCTAGACCATGCTTACCTTTAGGATCTTGTACTCTTGCACCAATTAGTCTTGTTAATGCTTGGCGACCTTTTTCGGTATCACCAACTTCATCAATCTGTTCAATGTCTTCGCCTAATTTAGACGCTTGATACTTAATTCTCTTAATTCTTTCTAAAGGCATTACAACTTTTTTACCATCATTCTTGGTGATGTGAACGTCTTGTCCATCAATCTTATCGACGGTATGACTGGCAGGAGATTTAGGATTTGTAAGTCTTACCTTTTCTCCAACTTTGACATGCAAAAGATTGGCTTCGTCCATTTGCTCAACGTCTTCCTTCATCTTCTTTTCTTTTGAACTCTTACCGAAAGTAGAATGAACGAGTGTATCTAATTTCTTATGAAATTTGTCTACCTCTGATTGAGAGACCTCATCTACTTGTTTCTTAGGAGCAACATATGGCTTGATTGGTTGAGGATTAGATTTAAATCCTTTTAGAAGAGTATTGCCAGTTCGCTTCATATCTGCAAAAGAACCAGGAGGTGGTAGTGCATTACCAGTATGGCTTTTTCCTTTGTAGTATGAAGGTTCGCCTTCTTGAACTTGTTCAACATGTTCATGGGTGTAAGTTTGCTTTAATGGTTTAACTCTATTTACTTTTGTATCAAACCAACTTGGCATACTTGTACCATCGATACTATGGTGATTCCATACCTGATGTATACCATATTTCTTCACATGAGCATTTACTGCATTTGCAAATGTTGGAGAAAGTCCGTGTTCACGATATAGAGGAAGAACATGTTTCTTGTAGTGTTCTTTTGCATCCTCAGATTTTTCATCTTCGTCTTCATCAATCATAGGAGACTTTTTTGCATATGCTGCTTCGATGAGACGGTCCTTAAATGTTTCTTCTTTATGCATCTTCTTAACGTGTTGTGCCACATCGCCTTTTGAACCATGACGTTCTTTTTCATGTTTCTTTACTTCTTTCTTGGCAATGTCTTTACACATTTTTTTGTCTTCTGCTTCGTCTTCATGACCTTCGTCTTTGTCTTCTTGAATGGCTTCACCATAAGAGACTTGTTCGCCTTGCACTTTTACTGGATATGTCTTACCTTGAAAGGTGAACATTTTCTTGCCTGATTTGTGTGCGGCGTGAGCAGCCATGCGTAATCCAGACTCTTCATCTTTCATTACTTTTTTGACTGCTTCTGCGATTGAATCCATTTTTAATTTGTTGGTAAACATGTGTGTCTCCTATATTACCATGCTCTGCAAGACCAATATCTTGCTTTTGTTCTTGGACCTGGGTTGTGGCAACGATGTCTTGCTCTGAAACTTCTTCTTCTTGCTGGATTATTCTTTTTGATGGTCATGTTCTTATCGCCAAAGTTGACCTTAACAACTCTACCACTTGGTCCTTTGACATATACCTTCGACTTCTTAACATCACCCGCCATTGGTTTACCGAGAGGAACTTTCTTTCCTTTATATAATGCTTCAGAAATAGGTTCTTCTTCTAGGTCCCAATCAAGAGCATCGATAAGTTGCTCTTCATCTCCATCGAAATTAATTTCATCTTCAGATACTTCTTCAATTAATGATTGAACTTCCTCTTTAATATATGCTGGTTCTTCTCCAACAAAAGAATTAAATTTAATCATCGGTTAAACCTCTTTTTCTTTTTATTTTCAATTGTAATACCTGAAAGTCCAAATTTACTCAATGGAGTTTCTAATGGTTCTTTATTAGTTGCACCACCCAGCACACCACCAACACCCATATCTACAGCACCAGGATCGTCAATTGCTTCTTTTCTAAACTTTCTAAAAGATTTTGCGGAACTTTCTGCAAGTTCTTTATCATTATATTTATTTTCCGCCTCTTCTCTATATGTAACATCTCCAAGTCCAGACATAGGATAAACAGTTCCTTGTTGTCTTGTGTCATATTCAGGCCCAATACCCGCAACATTTCTTAGTCTTTGATTTTGAGAATCTACCCACTTATATCTCTTTTTATTTTCTTTATCCTTATCCATATTGAACTTTGGTTCTTTAGGAGGAGGGTTGACTGTTAGTTTGGGTTGACTATCTTCATATGTTCTAAAGATGTAACTTGAGTTACTTGCAACATCACCATCTTTAACGCTATCTATTTTATCAGATTTTCTAATCATCTGACATACAGTACAATTGTTATTTTTTAATAGATTCTTAAATCTATTTTTTGGTTTAGTTTCTTCGTTTCTGCGTTCCCAATCTTCTCTGATAACATTCTTCACATTTCTATCTAAGAAACCTGCAACATGCTGATAGACTTCTGTGATTGCAAATTCAAGAGTTTCGGGTGCATCATTATTCTCAAATAAACTGAAATCATGAAAATCATCATAAAATTTGTATTTGTTTTCCTGTGACTTATTCCACTTTTCTGTTCTTATCGATTCTGTAACCATTCTTGTCAGATTTTGATTTCTTTCTTTGCTGATTTCATTAGTAGTATCAACATAGACCATCATTGTCGCATAACCAAGTTCTTCAAGTTCTTCTTTGATTGAGTGCATCGTGTCATAACTATCCGCATTACCATTGATGATTAATGGTAAACGACGGCGAATGGCATTAATTCGATGGTCACTTGAATGTTCTGATAACTTTTGTTTATCGAGTAAAACGGACAATGCGTATTGTGATGTAATTTCAACTGCTCTTGCTTCCGCAATCGCTTCACGAATGATTATGTCTTTACCAGAACCAGGACCACCAGTCACAAATACTGCCTTGAACTTTCCTCTGTTCACATCTTCATGTAAACCCATACCTTTGCGAGTATCGTGATACAGTTCAAGTGCATGATGGTCTTTCATCTCTGAAGGAAGACCTTTTCTGAATTCTGTAAAATTACCATTTCTGGCGTGTTCACGCATTTTTGTTGCTGACATACCAGATGTGCCTTCAGCATCAGGATCTCTTTCACCAGCAGATTTTACTTCAATCTTATCGAAATTAAAATGACCTTCTTTACCATTATATTTGTGAAGTAAATCATGATATTCTTTTACTCGGTCGGACCCAGCAACCATAATGAGATGACGATGACCTGCATTATACAATCTTTTTGCGTGATGGAAGAATGTAGGCATCTCTTTTGATGCTGCTTCTATGTTTGTACCAGGAAATGCTCTCTTTGCGTGTTTTACTTTTTGCTCTGCGCCTAATGGATTTTTTGTGCTATCTTGAGAATGAGATAGAACAATATGATGTGGAGCATTATTCTTATCTGCTATTTCTTTAACTTTATTAACTAGTTTTTCGTGTCCTGAAGTTGGAGGATTCATGCGACCAAACGCAAGCACCACAGGCTTCAAATCGTGGTCTTTTTCTTCAGAAATCTGTAAAAATCTTTTCATCTAGGTCTACCTAACAAGTTTCTTCTGCTAAATTCGTGTCTATGTATTAATTTATCTGATTCACCATTGTGATGAAATACATAACCTTCTGGATTTGCTTCTGTTCCGTTATGATGTTGCTCAAATTCTTGATGTTGATTTAATGCTCTAACTAGAACATTTTTTGCTTGTTGTAAATGATGATGTAATTTGAATAGGTTATTATAATGTTCAGAATGTGCATCTATATGATAAAGATTGTCTTGTAATTCTTGTTTCTTTTTGTTTTTATTTTTATCTGTTTTTAATTTTTCAATATCGTTATTATATTTTTGCTCTATATATTTCGATAATCCTTTATGGTCTGGAGTCGCACCAGTTCTTACTGTTTGATTGATATATGTCTCCAAATGACCACCTGCTCCTGCATGTCTTTGCGTAGCATCATACATTGCATTTCCATCTTTGTCATGTATTTGTTGTGCGGCATCTAAATGTTGTTTGAACTCTTTTTTGTCTTTATTTGATAGAGTTACTTTTGATGCATCAACTCTTGGGTCTATTTGAAATACATCTTTATGCTGTTTGAAATTTTCATGGTCGACACCATGATGAGCATTTAGATTTGTTGGATCAGTACCATGATAAGTTAGATGTGTAACTAATCCAATTTGTGAATTTCTTATTTTACCAGCATTCTCTCCTTTTGCTGTGTAACGTAGACCTGAAGGATTTGGATGAAATGAAACTCCTTTATCGTGGTCATCTAAATCGTCTTTTGTATACATCAAGTCGCCTTGATATACACCTTTCTTAGGAGCAACTTTAGGTAAATGCTTCAATGCTGATTTTAATTTTTCTGCAAGACCAGGAGCATGACCATGATTAACATCAATATCTGCTTCGGTATAATTTATTTTTGGTTTTTTGTTAAATGCAGATTTACTAGCAACAAAGAATTTACCAGTTACTGGATGATGACCATATACTATCGCAGGAGAACCATCATACTTTGTTGTTAATTGAGATGAATGATTTCCAGATTCAATATGGTCATGTGCTGCTTGCAATGCAGATATGGCGTGTTCAGCACCTTTATGACCTGACTGTAGAGGTCTATCTTCTAGATGCGTGAGATGAGTTATTTGTTTTGCTTCCTGTTCTTCACGCAGGAATTTTTTAAATCCAAACATATAATATCAACACTCTGTGGTTGGGGAGAAGTTTGCTTATTATTTATGTATCTAATAATATGTCTATAACATCATAGATATCATATTGTATTCTAAATCCTAATTTTCTCAATTTCTCTATGTCTAATACCATGTTCTTTGTTTGAACAATTTTATGAAAATCTGCTGGAGGAATAAATGTGATATTTGAAGATGACTTGCATTCTTGATGTGTGTATCTTATAGCATCTTTTATTTTGGTTGGAATACCAGAACCTACATTATATATTTCATTTAGATTACCTTTTTCTAATACCATATTGATTGCTTTTGCAGCATCGTCAACATAAAGATAATCACGATATACTTCGCCACCATCATATAATGCAACATCTTCATTGTTTTTGATTTGCTCAATCATATACTGTAAAGCATTTTTCTTCTTAGAAACTTTAGTGTCTTGTTTACCTAAAATATTAGATAATCTGATAATTCTATACTTTATATTGAAAGTTTCACAATACGAGATTAGAAGTTGTTCTGCTGCCCGTTTGGTGATGCTATAGAATCCTTTAGGATCACAATAATCATCTTCCTTTGCAGGCAGAGGAACGTCTCCATAAACAAACCAAGAACTGATAAAATTAAATGTTACATCTTTTCCTTTACAAGATTCTAATGTTTTAATAAGGGTTGTGAGATTTGTGTCAATATCAAGATATGGGTTTGTATGTACATTATAATTATCGACAGTTGAGATAAAATATAGAACATTGTTTGTTTTGACCTCATAATCATTCCTTTCGTTGATAATTACATTAGGATACAATTCACAGTATCTTCCTCCTACAAATCCTTTTCCCAATACATTTACTGTTTCCATTGCTTAAACACCTTTTCAATATACGAAAGAACCTTATCGTTATAAAGAGGAGAACAACCAATAAAAAATACGTTACTCAATGCGAGATTTGAATTTGGATATTTTTCATGATTATCCAAATGTTTGAATCCAGGATGCAATAAAATATTTCCTGCAAAATAGTTTCTTGTTTGAATTTTATTATTCTCAAGATACTGAACTAGTTTTTCTTTAAGTTCTTGAGTTTCGCAATATACAGGAACACCAAACCAAGAAGGATCCGCACCTTCTGTATTAGGAATAACTCTCGCACCAGGAACGTTAGTCTCAATGTATGAATGAATGATGTTCTTATATTCTCTTCGTTTGCTTTCCAGCATATCGAATTTCTTCAATTGTTCAAGACCAATGGCGCCTTGCAAATCAAGAGGTTTTAGATTGTATCCGATATTTGTAAAGACATACTTGTGGTCAATCGTTCCATTATAATCTGCTAACCATTGGTCAAATCTGTTACCGCAAGTGCCGCATTGCAGAAGGTTATTTGCTCCAATGCAATAGCAGTCTCTACCCCACCAAGAAATGCTTCTTGCTTCTTTCATGAAGTTTTCATCATTGCTGCAAACCATACCGCCTTCTCCAGTAGAAATATGGTGTGCTGGATAGAAAGAAGTTGTCCATGCATAATACAAGTCGGTAATCTGTTCTCCTTTCCACAGAGTTCCTAGAGAATCGCAGTTGTCTCCAAGGAGAACCAAATTATGCTTCTTGCAAATCTCTACAATCTTATCCATATCTGGAGGATTGCCAAGAACGGGAGAAACGAAAATTGCTTTTGTTCTGAAGTTAATATTCTTTTCAATCAAATCAACATCAAAATTCAAAGAGTTCAACTCGATATCGATGAATACTGGTCTGAGTCCGTTTTGTACAATAGGTGCAATTGTAGTGGGAAAACCTACTGGAGAAACAATAATTTCATCATCATCTCTCCAACCAAATACCTTCTTCGCAGCAGTTACCAATACGAGATTAGCAGAACTACCAGAATTTACCATGTGAGAATGTTTCACATTAAAACGTCTGCTAAACATTTGTTGAAATCTTGCTACCTTATCGCCTGCTGTAATCCAAGAACCGTTAAGCAATGTATCAAGAGCAGCATACATCTCCTTTTCGTCCCAGAGTTGTCCAGAGTATTGTACAAAATCTCCTTCTTGATAGTTGTCATAATTTTTGACATACTTTGGTTGTAGTTTTGAGAGAGATTCAATCATTTCTTTTGTGTTCATATTTCAACTCCATAATGTGTAGCAATTCCGTGTTTACCGTGAAAACCTAAACTCTTTCCTAACCAAGGAGAACTCATATTGTGTTCTATGCTGAACTTATCTGCAATTTCTCCTTCGGCGAATCTTATTCCATATTTGTTTTGCAACTGTTCTCTATATATTTTGCATATGATATTGTCTTCAGGAATAACTTTATCTCCAAAACTATCATACACATAGTATTCATAATTGTTGATTATTTCTTCAGAATAATCTGATGATTTATACTTTACATCCAAATCTAAAAGAGAGTCATATAACTTTCTGCTTCTCAAACAAAAACCACCATTACCTACCATTCCGTTATTCCATCTTGCTCCAATATAATCGTAAGACAGAAATTCATCATCCCATGCATTTTTATTTACTGCAAATCCATCGGAGTGAATAATTATATTATAATCTTCTGTTGAAATGTGAGGCAATAACTTTAATGTTATGTAATTGTACTCATCAGTATATCTCTTAAAACGATTTATTTTAATCCACTTAGTATTTTCTAATGGAATATCACTAAACCAATAAATCGTAGTAACAGGAAAAGGAAGAGTATCTAAAGTTTTTTCTAATGCTTTAATTGTCGGTTTATAGTTTAAAGCATCTATACAAGTTATACTAAATGTTTTCATTGAAAATTATAATTATCCACTATTCTGCCACCATGGTGGCAGTATTGATTTATTTTATATCCTAAGAAATCTTGATAATCGTTTGTGATATGTACATGTTCAAGTAGTTCTTTATCTCTAACAGATTCATACCAAACATACTCTAAATCTTTTTCGCATCTGTACAATTCTTCTAGTGAAAGTGTTTCTAAGAAAAAATCTGTTTCACAAAAATACATATGTGTTCCTAAAGTGTATGGAGACCCCCAAGGACCAGTTACTGCTTTTTTACCAATTTCTTTACACTTTTCTATTAGACCAAGGTAATCTAAATCTGGCTGATTATCATAAGATACTTTTAGAAAGTCTTTTATTCCCAATCTCTTCAATTGCGAAACAGCATTGTTGACTGACGTTAATTCTGCGACTCCGTGATTGTTTTGTCTCGAAGGAACTCCATCAAAAGAGAAACGATTATCTTTATCGTAAATGAACATATCGCAATAATTTTGCGTTTCAATATCGATAGTAGAATGTGAAGATAGACAGATATAAAAAGGAAAGTTTCTAAGATTTTTGCATAGAATCTTAGTCATGTTTCTTTTTGCGTCTGAAGAAGGTTCTCCGCAGTATGAGGTGACTACAACAGCAGTATCAAACATCGGTTCTATACACAAAAGTTTGTTCAATGTCGGTTCTATAATTTTCAGGAGGAAGATACCATCTATTATCTTCTCCAGGATGCATATCATACCACTTTGGATTACCACTACCATGCCAACATTCTAAGTCAAATCGATGATGCGGCTGACCTTCAAATTGTGGTTTAAAATTGTTTTCTTCTGGGGTCTTTAATCTTTTACATTTTCTCAGATAAGATGCTTTCGCCCAAAAGAAATTTCCTGCGTAAAAAGGATATGGTGGATTATTTAGGTATGCTGCACCACAAGTATCATACCCCTCATCAAGTTTTTCTACGCATTCTTTCCACTTTTCGATATTCCAATATTGCATGTACTTTCGCCAATTTTGATGACCACCAGGACCGTGACTTGCTCCTTTATGTGTCATGAAACACACATAGAATTCATCGTTGGTGTTATGACAATATTCTTGGAGAAAATGAACAGAAGTTGCTTCGTACCAAGGTTGATACTTTCGGTCATAGTGAAAGAAATTTACATTTTGTTTGTCTTTCCATCTATCTTCTAACCAAATATAATTGTCTGCGTCATAATGAGTAAATAAATTTACTGCATCTGCCGCATCTAGTAGTCCTGTATTTTCAAGTAATTCGGTTTGCTCTTTTGTTATGTCTTTACCGCAACCTATGTCCACAAGATGACTAAAAATTTCAATTCTCATAGCAAATCTGTTCTCCAATAATTATTCCAAAATAAATTGATACAACCTCTTCCCTGTAACGCATAGAATGGAGTAGTATGTAGAAGTCCTACAGAACCATAATAATAGTTCCTTTTGAATCTTTGTCTATTGATAACCGATGCAAAGTGAGACATACCAGTATCGCCACCTACATAATGACTGCAATCTGTTATGTGATTTACATTATCAATGAAGTCTGTAGAATACTTAAAGTTCTTTAATACTAAACCTTCCTTCTCTGCATTAATGCAAATATATTTTTCATAATCATCATATGCAGGGTCACTATAAACTTCTATAAAGTCATTGGTCATTTCGACAGACCAATTTCTATATGTATTATATGGTCCATCAAACAAAGGAAAGATACAAATTTTATTTTTTGTTTCTTTTTTGAAATCTAGATTCAGAACATCACCAGTAATCGACCTAAAATCCCACAGATTTATATTTGAAATACTTAAACTTTTCTCTCCTGGTTCTTTTGAGATGTAACCCGTATTCTCTGTTAACCAGTCTCTAAATTTGATACAGTATTCTGATGATTGAATTGACTCATTAGGAATATAAAATTTATATTCTTGATTATCTTTCTTTCTAAGAAACTCGCAAAAATTCAGAGATGCAATAATATCTCCGTTTCTCATCGGACCACCAAAGTGGTGGGGGTCAATATTAATAATCATTGATATTTACTAACTTTGAATTTCTGTTTTGATAATAGTGAAGTTTAAAATCATGTTCAACTCCCCAACCTTGCCAATTACGCATATCTTCATCCCAAAGAACAACCGTTTCTTTGTACATCAAATCCGCAACTATTCCTATACCCGTAAATGTTGTTATGAATGGGGCGTGACTGTACCTAATCAAATTACAATTATACATCAAATCCTTAGTATAGTCAAGATAGTGACTCTTACTTTCATCAATTACACCAGAGTCTTTTATCAAGTTAGACTTTCTTCTGGTATCAACATCGGGGGCATCATTAGGTGACCATCTATCTCCGATTATTGTTTTATCTGCAACGTCTAAATTTAAATTTTCTATCTTCAAAACAAAATCATTATCTATTTCATAATTTATACGATAGTTATCTACAATAAAATTATGAAATCTTTTTACGCAGATTGGAGAATTATTATCTCCTTTTTCATTTCCCACATCATCTACAATAATATATCTATCTGATGGTTGGGTTATTTCATGCATGAATTTAACTTCTTCAAACATATCTTGATACTGTAATAGTTCTTTTATTCCTTTAAATCTTTCAAGTCTATTACATATACCAAATAATAATTTTTCTCCGGTTTTTTTATAAAGTCCTGATAATGTAGGAAGACAATGCATGAAGTCTCCTAGGTTATGAATTCTTGGTGAATATAATGTAATCATATTTGTTCGTTATATTTTCTAAAAATTAAAAACCAATCATTAGGATTAGCAGGATGCAATTGAAAATCTCCAGGACTTGTCAGTAATGCCATCAGCAACAATGTTTGGTCATCATCAATAAGTTTGTTTTTAATCAATAGATTAAGATTGTTAATTACCAAATCTTTAAGAGTATTCCATTTTTCTTTCCCAGCAACAATATGACAACCTTGAATATAAACGTCACCAGTATAGATTATATCATTGATAGGTCTATTGTCAATTGCACGTTGGCAGAAGAAATGAATTTTTTCTCTGTCAAAATCGTATGTCCATTTGTTCGATGATGGTATAGTATTGTCATCACGAACATAACCAAAATCAATCCATGCAACTTGGTCATTTGTAACCAGACCTTTGTCTATTGCATCTGTAACATAAACTGATTTGGAGATATTGACGAGAACATAATCATCATGCCAATATTCAATCAATTGGGGATTAATAACCTTACTATAATACTCAGGTGAATCCATAATGTTTCTGATTTTTTGTTTCGTCTCAACAAAATTTTCAGGAAGATACGATTCCCACACAACTACTTTTGTTTTATCTTCAAGTCCGTTTTGCTTTCTAATTTCAATAACTCTGTCTTTGAAGTTCGGAGTAGTATAGATTATCATTTCATTTTGAATCTTTGCGAGTTTGCTAAAGAAATCAAAATAAGTATCAACACTTCTATGTTGATAATGTGGCAATACTCTTCCGTGTTTTGTTTGTGGTAGATTACCTCTACCTATATCAAAAAATGCTGTTACAATTGTAATATCATTCTGCATACTTTGCCTCAATCTTTGCTTTCCATTCTGGAACTCTATTGTATTGGTGAACTAGAACATACTTTTCACCTTTGCTATTATATACATATTCACCATCAAACCTTGGTTCTGGACTTAGTAGATTTGGTCTGAATCTATCAATCTTATTTGGGTCTACTGTTGTTCCACATTGACATGCCCAATTGGTGTCGTGGTCATTAAACTTTGTAATAGAGTTGTATGGCTCTAATGCGAGAGTTAAATTGACTCCTGCTTGGTCTGGAGTAGGATTATTAATGTGTTGTATCTTCAAAAATACATCTAAAGAATAATCAACAAATGTCTTATGTTCTCCTGCCATGGATCCTGCATTATAAATCGGTCTGTCTTTCATGAAATCGTGAATCACAGGACCATAACAATGCATCATATTTTCATTTCCCCAATCTTCATCTTTATATTTCAGACCTTCGCACCCATAATTTAACTTCTTATTTCCGAGATTCTTTTCTAACCATTCAGAAGGATTACTTTGAAAAATAACGTCAACGTCAGTAGAAATGACATACCGAATATCTTTAAGTCCTTTTAAAAACAACCAGTAAAAATAGTGTCTTGTTGCAGGAACTTGAAAAGTAAAATTTTCAGCAAAGAGATATCCGTTATCTTCTTTATTTCTTTGAGTTGAGGTTTGAAAAATTTCAAAACCTTCGTTCTTTAATTTTTGAATGGTATCATCAAGGACATTATGTACAATAATTCCTTTTCTTCCTTTGTATCCGCATCTGCGTAGGGAATTGACCCAAGGTTTGATTTTATCAAAAGTATATTCTGAAATTGCACTAATAACTAAATCTTGCATAATTTTTTTCCTAATTCAATAAAAGTTTTTTCATAATCTGAGAAGGTATAATCTAAATTCAATACTTTTAATAATTTAGTATTATCCATAACAAATTGTCTATCGACAGGACCGGATGATTTAAACTTACCACCATATCTGTATCCTGAGATTAAATTTCTTGCTACCTTTCCTATTTCTAAACCATAATTTGAACTTAAATTATATATTCCGGTGATTCTGTGTTTTCCTGCTTCTTCTATTAGGTATGCAGAATCTTTTACAAAAATAAAATCTCTTTTTGTTTTTTCTGAAATGGTATATACAATCTTACCTTCATTCACCAATTGAGTCATACAGTACCCAACGAAAGAGTTTCTTCCATATTCAAATCCAAATATATTAGAACCTCTAAGTACCACCACGTTATTGAAATTTTCTAATAGTTTAGTTTCACTCTTTAATTTATTTTCACTATAATAATCAAAAGGATTTAGTTGTGAGTTCTCATCGTATGTTTTAAGTTCATTATTGTTACCATAAACTTTACTTGTAGACAACATCACATAGTGACATTTACTTTCGTATGCTTTTTTTCCTATCTCAAAATCTATGTCGATGGTTTCATCATATTTAACTATTTTAAATTCTGGATGCAATGCACAGTTTATTATGATATCGTATTGTGAAAAATTTATGTCTTTAGATTCATTATAAGAAACTTTATCGCAATTTATGTTTTGTCCTATAAAACTATTTTTTCCTACTAATAAGATTTTCTCCACGGAAATTCTCCATTATATCTTTCATTCATTATTCTATTTCCATTTTCAAAAAATTCTTTATTGACTGATCCTGGATTACCATCAACTCTGTAATTTACAGAATATTTACCTGTACAATCAAATTTTGGAAAGTGTTGAGACAATACCGAAGGAAATGCTCTATCTGCACCCCAGCCCATGTGCCAAATATGAGAGGTTTTAATTGCAACTTCTTTTTTGATACAGTATGTACTAGTATCAATTAAATTGACTCCATGATATGTTTTCCATTTTCCTAACGATTCGCAATCATCATTGCATAGATAGTTGTCATCTTTATCTATAATCTTCCTCAAAGAATAGCACCAATCTAATTCATTTTTTTCAATTAAATCGACACAAGTTTGAACATGGTCCGTATCCAATATATTATCATGGTCTAAAAATAGTATATAATCTTCATTTACCAAATGAGCAAACGATGCATAAACTCTGTGACCATAGAAACCATTTTCTCCAACATTCACGGGCAAATAACAAACCTTTAGATTTTTGTTTCCCATATAGTCACTAACAATCACTCTAACATTACCTTCAAAGTTTGGACCATCACAAACCAAATAGCAAGTAGTAGGATATGTTTGAGATAATACACTTTTAATTGCTTTTCTTACTTCTTTAATTCCAGTTGTGGCAATGATAACAACAGCAGACATAATAATATCCTATTCAAAAAAATTACTAAGTGTTCCTCTATCAAAATATTGTTCGAAACTTGACACATTACCAAAACACCAGATAGGTTCGATATAAATCTTGGTCATATATTCGTCAAGTTCATCACCTATATCTTTTGGTCTTTGAACTATACGCATACCAATTTGACCAACAAACTTATCCTTAAACTTTTCAATTAAATCATCTGATGCATGATATCGTTTGTTCTTTATCTTTGGGTCCATAATGTTTATCATCATACATCCATTTGATGATAATTTACTCATAATCTTTTCTGCAACTGGAAGATAAAATTTATCTCTCCACTTCTCATATGTATCATACCTTGACCAAGACTGGTCTTCTTCTTTACCCGAACCTGTTGCGTATTTTTCTGTAGCAAAGTATGGAGGAGATGTAAATGCACAATCGACTTCAGGAATCAAATTCCAATCCATATCTTCTGCTGGTTTTCTCTGTATGATGACTGTCTTTCTTGGAGATTCAAATTTGAACAAATCCGTCTTTTCTGTGATGACAAATTTCTCACCACCTTCTAGCAGTTTACTATATTCAATACATTGCTTCTTATATCGTTCAAATGTCTCTGGATTAGGATCGCAACCATAATACTCTGTTGTATTTGGAGTTGCAAAGAATGCTGCAAGTCTGTCGCCCCAACCACACGAGGTATCTAGAATTACATTTGCATTTGTCAATAGATATAAACATTTTGCAACATGAGGCTTAAACTGAGTTGCGACATAAGCACCTAGACGAAATGCTGCATTGTAACTACTAATACTCAATTCATTATTGTTCATTCTCCAAAGAGGAGATAGTAGTTGTTCTAAATCTATTCCTTTTGTCCATCTGTCATAAGGAGAATTAAAAGACCAACCACCACAACGATATCTCAAATCACGATGAAAATAATTTGAGCAATCGTTATATGAATGTCCGTTTTGAATTACACCCATACCATATTTCTCATATGAATATGTGTAATCATCAAACTTTTCAATGACTTTGTGTTTAACTTCTTCGTGTTTAAAAAAGTAAGATTTCAAATCACTCTTTAAAAGAGATAGAAAATTATCCTGCATTTCTTTATGCGTTGTAACTTGAAAAGGAAATGCAGGAGTTTTCTCTATAATATATTCTGATAATTCTTTACGAATTTGTTCTTTAGAATATTTTTGATTTAACTCTTTCCATTGCTCAACATTCAATAGTGGAGGACCACCATTTTTGGTATATTGTGCAAAATTTATCATGTCAAATTTATTTCTTCATTCCCATAAATGGATTTTGTTTATTAGTTTTTGGTGCAACGGAGTAGTTACTTTTAGGCATCTTTTTGATTTTTATTTCTGCTTGCACTTCATAAAATTCTGAACGAGTAGCAACACGGACTTTAAAATCTCCTGAACCTTTCAGTAAAGGTATTGATGCATCTAAACCTAGAGGATTTTTATTTGAGATTCTGTAGAAATCGTCTCCTGCTTGCATATAATAAGCAGGTTCGGTCTTTCCTTCTGTATAATGTTCAGTAACCAACTTACCCAAATCACGATTTTCATCATTAGCAATATATCGATTAATACCAGGTTGGTCAAAATATGCTTTCATGATTTGAAGTGACACAGCACCAGGTTCTTTTAGTCCACTTTTCGTTGTCGGTATCTTTATATCTTTTTTGGGTATACCTGAAAATTTAGAAATATTATCAATAAACTTTTTTGCCTCCGGTGATTTGTTTAAAATATCAACAGCAGCTTCAGCAGTAGGTGTTTTATATGTTGTTTTCCATTGACCGTTTTCATAATAAACTCTTGGGTTTGAAAGATTGTCAGTATGTGACATTTTAACTTCTACCCAAGTTTTTATATTTTTATATTCAATTTTAACATCAGAAAATCCTGTACCTACAGAAGGTCTAGATGCGTTTATGCCAGGCAGTTTGTTTATTTCTTTTGCTACATCTTGTTCGAATTTATCTGATGCTGCACTCATGGCGTTTAGTATTAATTTATGATTAAATATTTATTAGACCTTGAAGCCACCAAACTTATTCTTACTATTTGACGCACGTTCTCTATTACCAAACGTGTTTAGAGGTTTATCATCTTGATTAGAATCAACGATTCCTTCTTGTGCAGATTGTTCAACATCATATAGTCGCATCTTTGCTCTGTCAACACCAATAACGAATCTCTTGTTTGCTGTTGGGTCAGAATATCGATTCTTCAATTGTTTGACCATTAGTTGTCCAAGTTCTTCAAGTTCGTCTGATGTAATCAATGCGAACATCAAATCTGCTGTTGCAGGAAGACCGAACGATTCGGATGTGTCTTCAAGTCCAGGATCGCTGTTTGTAAATCCTGACCGGGTAGTTTGGGTAGCAGAAACAATCGGCACATTAAACTCGACCGCAAGACCTCTAAGTTCTTCTGCAATTGCTTTGACATAGGTGTATGAGTTAACATTTGCTCCTGCTTTAATACGAGAAGAACAACAGATATTGAGATAATCGATAAAAATAATGTCAGGAGTAAAATTACGTTTGAGATTAAGTTCATTCAACAATGTCCTGAAGTGAGTTGCGGATGCAGTTGCGGTTGGATATTCTTTGATGATAAGTTTGCCTGTGGTCATCTTACGAACACGATTGACTTTCTTATCATACATATCTTTTGGTAGTTCAATCAATTCATCAACAGTAACATTCAAAAGATTTGCATCGATACGTTCCGCAATCTTCTCTTCTGCCATCTCAAGAGTGATATACAGAACATTCTTTCCTTGCGTCATACATCCTGCTGCAACGTGACACATGAACAATGACTTACCAACACCAGTACCTGCAAGTGCGACATTCAAAGTCTTTGATGGCAAACCACCTTTAGTAATCTTATTGAAATATTCTAGGTCAAATGGAATTCTTGCTTCTTTACGATGATAGAATTCATATCGTTCATCTGAGTTTTCAAGATAGTCATGCCCAACAGAATTATCAAAACTTACTGCGAGTGCATCGGAAAGAATCTTGGGAATCGCACCTTTTTCTTGTGTCTTGTCTTTGCCGTCAAGAATTGATATTGAATTAAGGACTGCAAGATAGATTGCCTTCTCTTGGCAGAAAATTTCTGTCTTGTCGATGAGCCAAGAAGAATCCGATTGCTCAGTTTTATGTAACTCTTTAAGGCAATCTTCGCATTTCTGTACTTCATCGTCTGTAAGATTTTTCTTTTCTCTGACGGCAAGTGATAGTGCTTCAATCGGCGCCGGATCATTATAATCGTTCGTGAATTTGGCAATTTCATCAAATATTACCTTTTCCGTCCTATCAGTAAAATATTCAGATTTTAGAAATGGAAGAACCTTTCGCAAATAGTCTTCATTGTGAATCAGGTTCCTCAAAATAATCTGTTCTATCTTCATCAACACTTCCTTCGTTATTCAATTGTTTCATCATCAAATGAGTCAACAAGTCACCAATAGCATTCTTAAAATTTGTATCTTCTTCAATGCCTTCAATTGGTGATTCTATCACATCATAGTTAAATTGTAAATATGCTTTGTCATCTTCTTCCACTACTCCTACCTTACCATATTTGTAGACAACTCCTTCATATTTACCTGATAATAATTTTATATGAACGTTTTGTTTATCTTCTTCCGAAAAAATGTAGCAATAATCAACTCCTTCAATCATGCTTCTGTCTCCTCAAATGTGTTATGAATTTCATCATCAGAAATAATATCACCAGAAGCAATCAAATATTTCTTTTCGATAAAATCTCTAAATGACTTTTGTTGAATGATAGGTAACCAAAAATCTTTGGTGTCAACTTCTTTAATACGATATTTCTTTTCTTCGATAACTCCATCACTATCGACTTTAGAATACCAACCGTTGCTGGGTTTAACGACATGACCGGATTCTAGTGCAAGTTCAAGTAGACCAGACCACTTACTGATACCACCTTCAAACGACACAGTAACAGGAATCTTTGACTTTTCTTTTACATAACGAGACTTTTCAACATTGATGATGAAGTTATATCCAACAACGTCAGTTCCTTCTTTTTCTTGCTGCCGGCCAATGATGTAAATGTTGTCTGCCGAATAATAGGATCCAGTACCACCACCAACAATGTCTTTCGGGAACATACCAATTTCTTTGTATGTGTGATTGACAACTACCATAGGAATATCTTTGAGAGTCAAATGTGGAGTTACCATACGGAATAAAGACTTGAGTTGCTTTGCTCTTGACATATCAGCAACAGACTTGCCTTCTAGTGCATCATCGACTTCTTTCTTCGATGCTAGATTACCGATAGAATCGATAATGATAATGACTCTTTCTCCACGTTCAATTTGTTGCATCTGACTCATGATATCAAACTTCAATTGTTCAATGTCGGTAATCGGAGTATGAAGAACTCGGTCAGTATCAATACCAAAAGATTCAAAATACTTTTGTGGAGTTCCAAACTCAGAGTCATAGAATAGCAATGCTGCATCTTGATACTTGTCAAGATATGACTTTGCCATCAAGAGCGAAAATGAGGTTTTGAAATGCTTTGATGGTCCTGCCCACATAGTAAGACCAGGAGTTAGACCACCATCGATACGACCAGATAGTGCAACATTGATGATAGGAACAGAGGTAGGAATCATATCCTTATTGCTGAACAACTTGGATTTAGATAGAATCTCAGTCTCTTTAATGCTGCTATTTTTCTTCAGTTTATCAAGAATACTCATGTTTTACCTCACGCAAAAAAATCTTCAAGGGAACTTTGTTTTTCTAAAGTCCAGCCAATACAGTCTGAAATAACTCTTACTGGTTCTACAAATGCTTTTTCAAACTGCATATCATAATCGATATATTTTTCTAGGTCAAATTCTTTAGGAAGTCTTACCGGAAAAGATATGACGGTCTCTTTGAAAGGATTAGGCATCTTCAGATAAGAAAACTTAATCTTCTCGCCTTCGTTGATGAATGGATATTTTTTATTGAGACCTTTGTTTTTGATTGCATTATTATATATGATTGCACCCTTAACATGAATGGGTGTACCTTTGGTATATAATGTTACTGCATCAGAATACTTACTGATACCACGAATGCCTCTGGGGAAAGAAATTTCTTCTGGTGGAAGTTTCTTAAATTTAGATTTTGATTCTGCAACATAAGTGTGCAATTCATTTTCTGTACCATTCAACATAATGTCAACAGACTTTTCCATCATCTCACGAATAGGCATTGGAGTTGAAGACTTTACCATTTCAAGACCCATCACCTTCATCTTGGGTTGAGAATATTGAATGCCTTCATTATTATAGACATTTAGAATGTATCGTTTCTTTGCTGTCCAGATGCCTTTGTTTGCAAGTGCTTCTCGCTTCATCTGCATCTTTTGGTCGTATGCGTTAGTATAATCAGCAAGCGTCTGATAACTCTCATCAATAAACGGTTGAATTTTATTTTCACATACCTTGTCCATGAAGGTGATAATTTTTTCAGGGTCACGTTCCGATTTATACACCTTGTCCACCAACTCACCAAGACGGAGATAAATCGAGTCTGTATCAGAAGCAATGACAAAATCTTCATTCTTTGTTTCCAAAAGTTTGTTCATATACTCATTGAGTTTCTTTTCAATCCAACGAATAGAGAGTTGACCAGCCAGAGTAATTGCTGATGCTTGTCTCACATCAAAGAATCGAAAAAACTCATTACCCAAAGCACCATAAGCAGAGTTTAGACAAACTTTCTTTGCTAGTTGAAGATTGTTATATCTTGCGATTCGTTTTTCAATTTCAAATCGTGCTTTTTTGTCTGTTTCTTTTTCAAGTTCTTGTTTTGCTACTAGTGCTTTCTTCTTATACACCTTTCGGTCTTCATACATTTTCTCCATCATCTTCGGAAGAAAACCTTGAATATCTGTTCTGAAAAATTCACCGTTAGGTGTAATTGTCTTTTGAAGATTTTTTAGAATCTCCGTATCAACTTTCATATTCAAAAGATTATTTACTGAAGTAATACTCGACAATTCAATCATTTCAGTAGTGTAATCTTCTTTCTCTACAAGAGTCTCTGGAGAGATATTGTATTGCATAATCAGATGAGGATATAGACTGTTCAAGTCAAACGATGCAATCCAATCGTGCTTACCAACTTGGGGTTCTTTAACATATGCACCTTCATATGCTTGGTCTTTTCTACTAACGATTCTTGGAGGAATGATAATATTTTCATTCTTCAAATGATTGTAAATCAGAGTGTCCCACATACGAACTTGTGCAAAAACATCATCGTAATTTGTTTTACTGTCATATGCAAGAGTCAGAGCCAACTCAATCAATTTCAACTTGTCTTCTAATTCTTCAACAAGGTCAACGTCACGAATATTATACTCAATAAACTTTTGATAATTTAATTTATACAATTCATGAAGAGAATCGTATTCGTCATATGCAATCTTGTTCTTGCCGAGCTCTACACTAGCAATGCTATCGAGTTTGTATGATTCTTGTGATGCGCCTCCAGGTGCATACTTACGATACAGTTCAATATAGTCAAGCATTGCAATACCAACCATTTCATAGACAGTATGTTCTTTTGCCATTAGAACTGCTTTACGTTCAGAAATATAATTCCAAGGAGAAAGAGACTTTGCATCTCTCTCGCCTACGATTCTCTTGAAACGGTTGATTAGATATGGGAAGTCAAAGAACTTGATGTTCCAACCTGTGATAATATCAGGATAACGAGAAGTCCAAATTTCAAGAAACTTCTTACAAAGAGTCCATTCGTCTTTGCACTTGATGTATGTAATTGCACCACTATCCGTCTTGTAGTCTCCGCAACCAAAAACAAAAGTCATACCACCCATGAACTTCAAGGTGATTGCTGTGATTGCTTCGGTTGCATTATATGGGTCAGGAAAACCATTTTCAGAACCCACTTCAATGTCTATCGTTGCAATAGAGATTTTTGATTGGTCCCACTCAACTTCTTTTGGGTGCGTGTCTGCAATGAAGCAATATTCAAATCGTGTATTGCCATATACTTTTTTGTTTTCTACATCTTCATTTCGTTTTACATAATCTCTTGCCTCACGAATAGAATCAAATTTAAATTCGTGAAGGTATTCACCAGACAAACCCGTAAACTTTGTTACTTTGTTTACGGGTTCATACAGTTTGGGTTGGTATTCAATTTTCTTGCAAACTTTCTTTCCGTTTACAATTCCTCGATAAAGAATGTTGTTACCAATACATTGAACATTAGTGTAAAAATTGGTCATCCGAGAATGAGATCCTTCTTAGGAAGTACGATACCTGATCCAAAAATACTATTATAATTGTCAATGAAATCTTCTGCTGGCACATATTCGTAGACAACATTCATCTTTGCGAGTGTCATCTTACTGCCGGTACGTTGTTCTGCATGGATAGGAAATGGAGTAAATCCTACATTGGGTCGGCCGTCTTGACCTCGAACAACAGCAATGCCTACCGGATTAACAATATGATAATCGAACTCAGATTCTTGTTCTACCTCCGCAAGAACCTCTTCTCCTGTGATTAACTTAAATGCTTTGATGTTCATAATTGCCTCATAAGAAAGTGGAGCGGGTAGTGGGAATTGAACCCATCCTCTCTGGCTTGGAAGGCCAGGGCACAACCACTATACCATACCCGCAGTTGATTTTGGATTGAATAAATACTTATAATCAATCACTAAAGAAAGAAACAAATGGACTTCTTTAAATTGGTTGCTGATGTAGGATTTCCTATGGCAGCAGCAATTTGTTCGGGGTACCTAGCATTTCTTACTTTAAAGTTCATTCTATCAAGTGTATTGAGTTCTGTCAAGAGCTTAATAGGTATAATTACTGCTCTTGACAACAGGGTTAAAACAATGAATAACGATGTTATTAGAATCGACACTTTAGTATCAAATGCTTTAGGTGTTGAGCCTGACATAGAAAGAATCTCAAGAGCAGAAAAAGAAGGTTCTAGAAAGGACTAACATGAACATCGTAGAATTCATCAATGAGTATGGATTCCCTATTGTAGCCTGTTTCGGAATGGGCTACTTAATTTATTACGTCTGGATTTGGACAACAAAAGAAATAAAACCTGTTGTGACTGAAGCAAATAATACTCTTATTTCTCTTGTTGACAGAATCAGAATGCTCGATAATGACTTGATACGTTTGAATCAAAAAATTAAAACAATCATTTCTTTGACACACAAAGAAAAATAGTTGGTGCGAGAGACGGGACTCGAACCCGTACAGATTTCTCCGGCAGATTTTAAGTCTGCTGCGGCTACCGATTACGCCACTCTCGCATTAACTGGTCCTCCCGACAGGATTCGAACCTGTAACGTGCCCCCATCTAGAGCCAATGCCGGGTATAAGCCGGGTGTTTTACCATTAAACTACAGGAGGAAAAACTTTAAATAATCTGTTTCAATCTGTCTGCTGCATAACTAGCAGCGAACGCCTTAGGTTTAACAAACGGTACTACATTACAAGTACCTTTGATATAACCGATTGCTTGTTGAACAACACAAGAAGAACCATGCATTTGATTGGGATTAATATCCAAATGAACTTCTACATGACGGTCTTCAAGAACATCAGATAGTTTTTGAAATAGTTCAGATACCTTATAAACTTCATTCATCAATCGCATAGAAGGTTTGTCTTTGCGTTGGTCATAATCTTTTTCTGTCGATACTTCTCCAAAAATCTTACATCCATGTCGACCTTCTAGATGAACAACAATAGCAACAGTATAATCAGCATACCAAACTTCTTTTGAAATGTATCGTTCTGAGTCAGCACCTAGATAAATCTTAGTATCGGGACCTTGTTCAGAAATAAACTGCTTCACTTCTTCAAGATTGAGTTTTTTCATTGCTGCTGCTTTCATCAAAGTATGCTCGTAGTATATATCATACTTGGACAAATGTCAAGAAAAAAACCGCCCGAAGGCGGTTTCTTACCGACTCAATAAAAATTAAGCATTTTCTGCTGTGTAATTTTCAAGAGTCTTCTTAAACTTGTTAGCATGACTGCGTTCTGCCTTTGCTAAGGTTTCAAACCAATCAGCAATTTCTTCAAACCCCTCATCTCGGGCGGTCTTCGCCATACCTGGATACATATCGGTATATTCGTGTGTTTCGCCTTCGATTGCTGAATGGAGTGCATCAGAAACAGAATTGACTTGTTCTCCTGTACCAGGATCACCAGCACCCAGAGTCAACAGATATTCCATATGACCATGAGCGTGACCAGTTTCGCCTTCTGCTGTATTTCGAAAGACTGCTGCAACTTCAGGAGCACCTTCAATATCAGCCATATTTGCAAAATACAAGTAACGGCGATTTGCCATAGATTCACCAGCAAATGCTTCCTTCAAACACTCTTCAGTCTTAGACCCTTTTAGATTCATTCTCTTCTCCTATCGCTCAAAAAAACCGAGACGTACTTTCGCAGAGGTCTCGGGCATATTATATGTATATCTGCTTAGCGTGCAGCAATATACATGGTAACTTCAAATCCAAAACGCTTGTCTTGTGCAGTTGGCTTAGTCCACATATCAATCTCCTTAATTAAGAACTCACACAACGTCTGTGTGTACTCATATTTAATCACATCTTGAGTTTTTGTGCATCGTACAACTCACTAAACACAAGTAATGAAAATTATTAGTCTACTTCCATCCACTCACCATCCGCCTTGAACTGAACTTTGTAGATTAATTCTAAGTACGTTATATGTGAGTGATTTAAAATCAATCTTCCTCGATGGTCTCTTTGAAGATGATATACATTGCCAGGAACTGGCTTGAATGCATAATTTGCCTGGTCGATTAGAAGAGCCAAGTCCATTGCCCGTCTTATTCTCTCATATTCTTTAACTATAATTTCTGCTTGCTTTTGTAAATAAGCAACCTTTTCATTATATCGATTTACTGATTGACTGAGATTATATGACTTTACATCTTCTACATTGACCGGAGCAAAATATACACTTCCTACTTCTGTTGGATACGGCAAAGAATTTCTATCTAAACCCGCAACATTTAACTCTTTTGGTAAGTTCCACGGGTTTTTCAAAAGTTATTCCTCAAACACTCCAATAATTTCGTCCACACTAAGTTTATACAAATCGTCACCAATCTTGTGTGCTGCTTTCCAATTCACCAAAACAATATCACCTTCTTTTACTTCATCATCTTTTACTTCTGTACCGACATTAATAACTTGACCTCGTTGTGCCTCGTCTGTTCTTGACAAAATAATACCTGATTCAGTTTGCTTTTTTTGTTCCAAACTTCTGACGACAACATTACGACCCAATGCTCTGATTTTCATTTCCATGTCTGTTCCTATTCATAAAGTTATAATATAAACCATCTTCCTTTTCGTATGCTTCTTTTTCCCAAGGATACTCAAAATAACTTGACAGTTCTCTATCGAAAAATGTTCCTTTCCAATATTCCAGAGAATCATCAATTTCTTCTAAAATATACTGCTTGATGTGAATCATTTCATGTGCTAATATTTTTAGCATTGGTTCTTCATATTCTTTTGCAAGGTAAATTGAAAATTCTCTCGGTTTACCTTTTGTATTATACCCATCAATATCAACAAATGCAGCTTTGTTCTTTACGTTATATCGATAAAAATTTACTGTTATGATACAATTATTTCTGATTCTTTTAGAATCGATTAAACAAGAGGAATAATAATCTACAGCAGACTCAACTTCCTTCTTTAGATTCTTTGGACAATTTCTTACAATTATCTTCATTAAAGAGTTCCGTACTGTTACCTTGTTGCGCATCTCTGTATATATTACTATATGAAATTTTCACAGGTTCAAACCATTCTTTCAACAAGTCTTTGACAACTTTAGCATCAAAGTATTTGCAAGAAAAAACGTCAAGATATAGGTCACCATTGTCGTCAAGAAAATGCGCCATAATGTTTGACGTTTCAATTAGTTGAATTGCTGTCCATCCTGCTTTATCAGTACCATCTGCAAAATGTACAAGTTGAGGTTCACCATAAGGAACCATATCAATTTCTTTTACAATCTCTTTTATAAAAGATACAATATATTCTTTATCTCTTGCCTTATTATAATCGCAGCACATCGCATTCAAAATAAGATGTTGTCCCCAATATTCTACTGGTGTTTTATTTCTCATGTTTTATCACCTCTATGCCGCATTTCTTTAAGAAGTCTATACCATCATTGAGTCTATAGTTATCATCATAATAGACTTTTTTGATCCCAGCTGTATATATCTGCTTTGCACAATGAATACAAGGAGAATGAGTTAGAAACATTGTAGAATCTTGTCCTGACTCTGAACACTTTGCTAACTTTGCAATTGCATTTGCTTCTGCATGAATGACTTCATCTTTTGTTTTAAGTTCTTCAGGATAATACTCAATTGTTCTGCTTTCCGCATCAACAACTTCTCTTTCAGGAATTAAGACTTCACATTCATTGTCCCATCCTGATGGGGTACCATTATAACCAACAGAAATAATGCGGTCATCTTTTACAATAATCGCACCAACTTGTAATTTTTTTGCTGTGGACAATTCTGCAAATCTCTTTGCAACGTCCATATACGCATCAATAAATTTCTGTTTCATAGTATCCTTGGTGGGCCGTCTGGGGTTCGAACCCAGTACCTATCGATTATGAGTCGATTGCTCATACCAAATGAGCTTCCAGCCCAATTAAAGTGGCCTGCCTGGAGGGATTCGAACCCCCGACCGATAGCTTAGAAGGCTATTGCTCTTCCGGCTGAGCTACAGGCAGAATGTTTTTACTTTGCTCCAAACATGTGTTGAACAATCTTTTCGTTAATCATATGAGGAATCGACAGATAGGGTTGTTCAAGTAGAAATGGACAACTTGTTTTCCATTTTCCATTCCTCACGAAATATCCATACTCATCCATATCTTCTTGCTTTGTAGCATCAAAGAATCTATGTTGTGTTGCACACCTAGTATGATGAATAAAATTACTTAATGTACTCAAGACTATCCTTCTTCATATAAAAGATTGTAACATTTTGATTTGACTCTGGGTTCACCCGAGAAACAGGAAGAAAAACTGTTCCGTCAATTTCTTTGATTTGCCATGTAGAGTTATTGTAGTAAATTTCAGAATCACGCAGACGATTACGCACCTTTCGAACAACTTCGACTGGTCGTTGCTGCTGCTTAATTTGACGTTTTGCTGTATGTTTCATAATGATTATATAGTACACTAGTTCTGGACAAAAGTCAAGAGGGGAATTTGCTTCCCCTCTTTGTTTACCACTTACTTGTTGTATTGTCTGTTCAAATACTCCCATTCCTCATCGGTAACGGGCCACCAGTTCATGACGGATCCTTGATTGCAATCTTCTTTAGGTTGTTCTGTGTGTTAACAAGATTTTCCAACCAAATCTTCAACATACCATTAACAATCTCTGCGTCTTTGATTTCAATCTTGTCTGCTAGAGTAAATGTGCGTGTGAAGTTACGATTTGCAATACCTTTGAACAAATAAGATTCTTCTTCATGGCCATCTTGTGCATGACCACGAACTACAAGTTTATTGCCGTCTAGTGTGACTTCTAGGTCAGACCTAGTGAAACCGGCAACTGCCATTTCGATGATATAGGTATTTTCTTTGACCTTGCGAATGTTGTATGGGGGATACGAAGGAAGGTTCTTTTGTACATTCTTGATTTCGTCTAGAATAGATTCGAAACCGACTGAGAATGGATCAAAAGACTTACGCAGGTCAAACAGGCTAGGAATAGTTGTCATATTCATTTCTCCTTAATTAAGCAAGTTATAATATGTGGCCCCATTTGGCGACCACATACTATTTATATCACACTAAAGAAAAAATGTCAATCTTTAATTTCATTCCAATATATTATTTGCCAACTTCCGTCAAGATTTTCTACTAAGGCAGAACATGACTCTACCCAGTCACCATCGTTCATGTAGATGACTTCTTCGATTTCTTTGATTTCCGGCGTGTGGATGTGACCGCAGATGACTCCATCGAAACCTTTTCGTTTGCAGTATTTTGCGAGGTTTGATTCAAATTTGAAAATGAAATCGACCGCTTTCTTGACTCTACTCTTGAGATAACGGCTAAGGCTCCAGTAGCCGAAGCCGAGACGATGACGGATAGAGTTAAAAGTAGTATTAAGATTAAGAACAATATCATATGCTTTATCTCCTAAAAATGATAACCATGGTGCAAGTCTTGTTATACCATCAAACATATCACCATGTACAACTAGATATTTTTTTCCATCAATACCTATATGCTCTGCGTGATTTGTTATTTCAACTTGACCAAAAGAAAGACCGTATGGAATTAACGGTCTTAAAAATTCATCGTGATTGCCTGCAATATAAACAACTCTAGTGCCTCTTTTAGCATGACCTAAAATTCTTCTTATTACATTTGTGTGACTTTGTTTCCATCGCCATTTATTTTGTTGAATCTTCCATCCATCAATTATATCGCCTATAAGATACAAAGTATCACATGAATTATGCTTTAAAAAGTTATTTAATAGTTCTGCTTTACTATCTTTAGTACCCAAATGAACATCAGATATGAATATTGTTCTATAGTGGGTTTGTTCCATTCACTTCACTATCTTTTTGCCAATGTTGTACTTAGGTACTAAATCCCAATCATCTTTTTCTTTGTGTCCAATGATTTTGATTTGTGAGATATTTACTTTAAGTTCATCGACTTTTTTCTTGTCAACTACTTTGAGAAGACCCCAATCGTCTAACAGAGCAGCAATCGTGTTTCTTCTTGCTAAATCATTCTCTGTAATGTCTGTGGGCTTACCATCTAAAGCAAATAGTTCTTTGAAGTGAACAATATAATATTTACCTTGCTTATGCAAGATGTGACAGGACTGATATAAAATTCTTTCTTTTTTTGATGCAACACCAATGCGAGTCAACGTCTCACGAATCTTTAGAAAATCATCCTTTTCATTAAGTATTACTTCTACCATATCTTCTATTCGAATCATTATTTTGTTACTCCACCTTTGTCTGTTATTTTTCTTATATAGGAGAGTTGCTCTTTGGTTAGTATGAGTAACGCATCTTTTGCTTTTTCGTCAGAATAACCAAAATATTCTTTCACACACTCCAAGTCCTTGACCGATTCTGCTTTTTGCCAAGGTTGAAACTTTCGCTTCATCGGTCGTATAATATTTAGAAGATAATCATATTGTAGTTTTTTATCTAAATGGTGATGCATATTGATTTCATTTACATAAAAAATACAATCAAGGTGATATGATAGTGCCTTATTAACTATGAAAGAATTATACTCTCTTTCATCGTCTTCAGATTCAAGTTGATTCTTCTTTGTCTGTAGAATAGACGGTACGATTTCTTTGAACAAGTCTGGCATTATTCAAACTCACATTCAACCATAATTTCAGTCAAACACGCCACAAGATTGATTTCTTGGTCAGCACAAAATGCTGCTTGATATTGATACTTTGCAAGAATCAATACTGCTTGAGGTACAGATTGAGGTTTGAGAAATTCACTCAATGAGTCATAAATCTTTCGATAGATACGAACGGGGTCATTGTCTAGATTATTCGTGACCCACTTTCGAGCAGAACCAAAGTCTTTTTCTTTGATAGACTTGATTAATTCATTGATTTGAATATCTGATACTTGTGCTAGAATACCTTTATCGATATTACCAGATACAGAATATCGTTGAAGTTCATTTAGAATGCGGCGATTGTCAGGGAAATGCTTTTTGATGACATGAGCAACAACTTCTTTGTCGTATTGCACATTTTCTTGTTCAAGAATCCATTCGACTCTCTTGAAGAAAAGAGATGCCATCTTTGCTTTGCTGCCATTGAGCTTGAAGTCAACGACAGTACAACGAGAATGAATCGGGTCAATGATTCTATTCTTATAATTACAGGTAAAGATGAATGAACAATTTGACGCAAACTCTTCAATAGCACCACGCAGAGCAGGTTGAGTTGAGTTTGGGTTTAGATAGTCTGCTTCATCAATAATAACAACTTTGCGACCACCAGTTAGACTTACTGAGGACGCATAGTTTTTGATTTTGTTGCGGAGAACATCAATGCCGCTTTCGTCTGAGCCATTGATAACGATGTAATCGCAGCCGACTTCATCGCAGAGTGCTTTTGCGATTGTTGTCTTTCCAACGCCTGCGGATCCAGCAAGTAACAGATTTGGGATTTCTTTTCGATTGACATATTCTTGAAATGTTCCTTTCAATGCCTCAGGAAGAATACAATCTTCAACTTTATGAGGACGATACTTCTCTACCCACAATAGATGGTCTACCATTCATAACTCCCATAATAAAAAATTTACCGTTCAGTAACTATAGCACAATTACTGAACGGTATCAAGAAAAATTTACTGTTCAGTAAATTTAATCAGTTAGTGCACCATTAAGTGTACCAACTACATCAAGTACGGACTCTTCAACTGCTAGATTGCCACCAATGAAAACGATTGCAGTCTTTCCATCAAAGTCTCCTCCGGAGGCTTCAAAGACACTAATGACCTGCTTAGGATTTACTGCAATACTCTTCTTTGTGTTTGCTTCGGTAAAATAAATTAACATTTTGTCTCCTTAGACTTTTTCAGTTGATACCCAATATTCTGATGTGCCTGACCCATTCTTAAAATGAGAAATGCCTTTAGCAGAAATTTCTACTTCATATGAATCGGACATAATCTTGTTTAGATTTTCTGTCTTGAACACATATCTAAATCCATTTTCTGTTTCACCGATGTCAATCGAATTAACGTGTGCTGAATCATTGGATGCATCAAAAGAAGACAGACGCAACTTACCATCGACACCTTCGACTGCAATGTTTGGTGACTGAAGAACTGATGCTGTACGAACAATCCATTCATAATCTTCTTGAGTCAACTTAAATTGAACATCAACAGAAGGTAGAACAATTTGCTTGTCTGGTGGAGTATAAAGCATCGACTTGTCAGTAACACGATATTTAATCTTGCTACGACCATTCATAAATTTGACAATAACATGACTATCATCAAAATCAAGTTCAGGTGCATCCTTCTGTAGAGAAAGAACTGATAGAAAATTGTTCAAATCGTAGATACCAAATTCTTTTGGAAAGTCTTCTTCAACTGTAACTTGAGCAAGTACAGTCTTTGACTGTGACACGGTAGAAAGAACATTTCCTTGCTTAAAATACAATCCAGAATTAATCGCAGAAAAATTCTTTAGAATTGATAGTGTATTAGTAGATAACTTCATGATTCTCCCATTTTGTAATAAGTCTTTCAATATACCACTTTGCTTTCTTTAGGTCTTCTAAACCACCTTTTTGTTTCCATCTCCACATATACTTGATAGCATTAGCAGTACATACGGCATCAATACCTGTTAGATTAGATGTTGCCGATTCTAGTGCTTCAATACATTCTACACTACCTTGGGTATAATGTGAAGGGTGATTTACTTTTTCTTCCAGTTCTATCTTTATATCTTTCCATGATTCTAAATCACCGAGAATCAATAAATCTTCTCCACAGTATCCTTCGACACCATCCTCATTCATATGGATGGTGAATACGGGTGCACTCAACTTATCTTTCTTTGCCATCACATTTCTCCAACAAAGTTTGCAACAGCAGGCATATCACCTTGGAAATGATATGTTCCAATATGTGCGGTCTTTACCCACGGGCAGAGATAAATCTTACCACCAATGTTTCTCCACCATTGACAGAACATATAATCTTCTGATAGATAACGTTCAGAATTTTTGTCAATTACAGTATCAAAATAAGCATGAATATAACGAGTACCATCAAAGTGTGCTTGACCTACGTGGTCTGGCTTATAACGGAATTCTGGATATGCTGCTTCCCACTTGGGAAAGACTTCACGCTTCACCATCATGAATCCTGTGCCAATTTCAAGAACTTCAAGAGGTTCTGTAACAGAAAACTGTGCGGTACCTTTAACAGGATTAAAGACGAAATCTCCTGCTACTTTTTCGAGTAGATGGGCTTCAAGTTCTGGATTCTTCGTGATTGCTTTCTTTATGTTTGTCCATTTGAGTGCTTTCTTTGGATATGGACCACCAATAACATCCTTATCGAGAGCAAGCATCGCAATAACATCACGAGGATCAAAACTAATGTCTGAATCTAAAAACAATAGATGAGTGCAGTCAGAACGACTTAGAAACTCATCTACTAGATAATTTCTTGCTCTAGTAATAAGAGACTCATTAAATAGGAATGAAAACTTTGTTTCAATTCCATATTGGAAACATAGACCTTGAAGGTCTAGACAAGACTTCATATAAAGTCCATGATTCATTCCTCCATACATCGGAGTAGCAATGAATAACTTTTTCTTTCTTAGTTCTTCAACTTTAATTTGAATTTCCATGGTATCCTCATGTTAAATTTAACTACAATCCACATCATACACTTATGTAGTATATGAGTCAAGACTTTTAGTGGTGAATATTACGGTTTGTAAAAGATGAACACCGGTTCATACTTTAACCACATATCTGCACCTTTTTCATTTTTGACTTTGCAAAAATTCTTTGCTTTAGGTAGACCAGTTTCACTATCTACTCTATTACCTCCAGGCATTTGTGCTAGAGACATTTTCAGTTTGCCTTTGTATTCCATACCTAATGATTCAAGAATCTTTCTGCTATCTTCTTCAAGAGGAAGCATGTCGCCTCCGAACACAGCATCAGCAATATTCCAAAGAAGATAACGGTCATGGCGTAACCATTCAACAGCAGTTTCAAGGGTTGGGCGTAAAAATCCTTCACGCCATTCTTCATACTGTCCAAACTTTTTATATGATTGAGTAGGGTCTTCCGAATATGCTTCTTTTGCGAAGTATGGTGGGGAAGTAAATACGAGGTCGAGTTTGCCTCTAAACTTCTGAAACTCTTCATTGTTTCGGATTACCTCCGAACCAAGTTGGAAAATCTTTGTTTCTGTATGTGAATATTCGTCTGCCCACAGACCCCCTTTGTCTACCGTCTGTCTATAAAAGTCAGCGATTTCATCGTATTTTGTGCGTCCATCAGAAGTGTTGTGGTCAGTATTAGGATCAGTCCCAATATAAAAGATATGACGGTCATCACGAACAGACATGGCACCAAGAAGACGACCACTCCACCCCGAAGAAGGATCGTAAATATGAATAGTGGGTTGGTTTTTAATGTGTTCAGTAAATCGTTCATAGAGGTATTTAGCAGTTAGTGGAGGAAAATTTACAGCATATTGACAAAACGAAACTCTGAATGCCTTTAGACCAACAGGAAAAAGTTTTTGTCCAAACTTAAAAGGACGAATAGCATAATATTCTGACTTATTATAGTCAACATTTGTACGACTCTTTTGTGATACGTTAAGTGCTTCAATGTCACTTTTATGAATCGTTAAATATTTTGCATTTCTTAGTTCTTCACTATATCCGGTATATTCAGCATCTAGTTCTTTTGGTTGCAACCAATAATCATATTCTCCACGTTGTCTAAACTTTTCTTCAAACTCTTTTACCCACGTTGCTCCATCTGATACAACGGGAAGTTGGTTGTAGTATGTTTTGTCGTTTGCTTTGGCAACGTGTGAGTAGTGATAAAAAGAATCACGCTTAAAATGACGACTAGCGTAAGTGATGAATGTTTCAAGTAATTCTTCCTTTGCAAAATAATCATAGATAGACTTACCATCATCTTTCTTTGTGTAATTGATGCGAGTCTTCATCATAGTAGGAAACCATTGATTGACTGCATTACCAATTACACTAGTATTACGAATAACATCTTTTTCTCCTGTGAGTTCATCTACACACTCAAACTCATGAACAGGAAAACTTTCCATTTGATTAAATTGGTCAATAATGCCTTGCTTATCAAAACCTACACGAGGAGGAAGATTCTTGTTGTCCCAAAGGTCAACAATAGTCTTCCTCAAATCAATTACCCATTGACGAAATTCGTCTTTCGTCATCCATAGAATCTCTTCAAATGTCTTATTGACAGAAGATTCTAGTAACTCACGATTTCTTTCATAATACCATTGTGTCATGATAAAATATACTCTCTCAAGTTTTCATTTGTAATAACATCAATAACGAGATGAATTCTTTTTTCATCACCATTGTTTACTACCATGTGAGGTTTGCGTGTGTCTAAAAACCAACACTCACCAACTTTCATGTTTACTTCTTTTCTGTTTCCGTTTGGTTCCCATACCACAAATTCAACTTTGTCGTTGGTAACAATAGGAAAGTGCAGGCGAGCAAGTTTACCGATAGAACCGCCTGAATCAGGGTCGACCTGGTCGGTGTGTCTACTGAGTTCACCACCACCAGGAGCAAGAGACATAAAGCGGATCCGATGTATGCCTTGTAATTCAAACCGTCTGATGAGTTCATCGACTTCTGGAAAATCTTTTCGAAGATGCGTATCCTGCAATTCAAAATGTTCATCTTTGTGCTCCTCTTTCCATTTATCATTCATCTCAATTGGTTTTTCAATCCTCATTATATCTGGAGTATAACCTCTCAATGAGATTGCTGACCAAGACTTACCTTTGTTGTAATTGCTGTAATGATTTTGAAATTCAATGTTTAGTGATTCCAATTTAGTTTTAATAGAGTTTATAAGATTAGAATCTACATCACAGATTTTTGTGATTGCAACATTATGTGTTGCATCAATATTCGTGTGTTCTCGGGGAAACAACGCATTCTTTTCATCTTTAAAGTATACACCAAAAATTTCACCAAAAGAGGTAATCTTGCTACCTACTTTGATAAAGTGTTTTTCGATGATACTTTTTGTTGCAACATCTTCTTCCCAAATAAACAACCATACTGCATTCTTTTGATTGATGTGGATGTTCTCACAAAAATTTTCAATGAACTTATCTGTTCCTCTGAGATTTGTGATAACAATATCGCCTTTTTCTTTTGTGCCTATTACCACATCTTGATACATTGTAATAGGTTTTCTGACTTTTGTCAAGCGATATGTGTAAGAACCTTCGTTCTCAAAAACAATCTTGCCTTCGTGTAAGTCTTGTGCTATGTTGTTTTTCTTGTATGCAGTAAACGGAGATAGACTGTACTTATTATAATTTTCGTAAAGTTTTTCTATCGATTTCAGATAATCAAGTTCGTACCCGTGTTGCCATGGCTTTTGTTGCTTTTCTAAATCTTGCATAGAGTTTGTTCCTTTTCTTCAATCCAGATTGTAGTGCTAGAGGTTTTGCTTTTTTCGTAAACACAATACCATTCATATGGTCGTATTCATGAAGAAATACTCTAGCAGACAGTCCAGAAAATGTTACGGTCTTCTTCTCGCCGGTGAAATCTTGATATTCAACGACAATACTTTCTGGTCTGGATATATTTAGGAACAATTGTGGAAAAGACAGACACCCTTCTGACATATGTACCATTGTCATAGATTCATCAATAATCTTGGGATTGAAGAATGCAACATACTCTCCTTCTGGGTCTCCCATGACGAACACTCGATATTTAAATCCGCATTGATTTGCAGATAGACCCAATCCTCTATGTTGCTTACAAGTTTCTACTAGAGCAGATGCAAATTCATTTGGATTATAAGGAGGATTTTCAAAATTAAAATCTTCCAACTTTTGAGTAAGCACAGGATCATTTTCTTGAACTAACTTAAAAGTTGTAATCTTTTGAGTTTCAATTCTTCCTTTTACCGCATCAGCTGTATCAAAAACAAAAAAATCATTACTCATTATGCTATCCTACTAAAGTTGTTTTTCTTTTCAAATCGAACGACCGAGCGGAACTTATCGAACAACTGGTCTCCTTTATGACTGATAACAAATACGTTTGTATCGTTTCCAATATCATACATCAACTTCAAAAATTCTTCTGTGCCTCCAACATCAAGACTGCTATCAAACACTTCATCAAGAACCAAAAGATTTGTGTTTGTGCTATTCTTTAATTTTGCAATTTGTCTCCAAGTAAACAGAATAGCAAGGTCAATACGCATCTTCTCGCCTTCAGAGAAGTTGTTATAACTGAAATCGTCTCTATGTCTAGATTTGATTGTTTCTTCAAAACTCTCATTCAAGTTAAAGTTAATAAATGAGTCCATTGAGGTCAAATATTTATTAATCAACTTATTAATAATCGGCAAATATTGCTTGATTATTTTAGTCTTGATACCTGTATCTTTTAATAGATTGGACGCAAAATCGCAATACTGTTTCTCTGTTGAAAGTTCTTTTTGTTTTTCTTTAAGTGTTTCTAACTGTTGATTCAACTCTTTCAATTGTTCATCTTCATTAACTGAACTGATTTTCTTCAGAGATAGAATTCTGATATCTTCATTCAGTTTTGTAATATACTTATTGATTGCAAGAATAGAAGAATTGTGCTTTACGATTTCAGAATTGTGTGAGTTTATGTCCTGAGTTATTTTTACGATTTCTTTTATGCGGGCATCGACTTTCTGAATTTCACTTTGAATTTGTTCAAGTCCAGTCTTTTGTTCATTTGCCTTATCTTGTCTTTCTTTAATTTGACTTGCTTTAAATTCTTCTTCAATATTTTGTCTGCAAGTAGGACAGTTATCATTTTCATGATAGAACTCAATGTCCTTCTCAATCTTCGAAATATTGTTTTCAATCTTGGATTCTAATTGAATCAGTTTTTTATTCTTCAATTCAGTCGATGTTTTATCATCTATGCTTTTCATCATAGCATCAATGTGCTTCTGAATCAATTCAATTTCAGATTGAAGTTTTGTTACATGCTCTTCATTTTCTTTGAGTTCTTTTTGTTTTTCTACAATTTCTTCTTCTTTGTTCTTTTCACCTTCTTCAAGATGCTGAAGTTTCATCTTGATTTTTGCTTCAGTCAAGTCTAGGTCATATTTTAGTTGTGCTGAAGAATCTTTTAGTTCTACCATCTTTTGCTTCAGCAGAGTATTCATTGAAGAGAAGATTTGAATATCGAGAAGGTCTTCAATGATTGCTCTGCGGTCAGCAGCAGAAAGTTGCATGAACGGAGTAAATGACGCAGACCCCAGAATAACAATCTGGGTGAACGACTTATAGTTCAACTTCAAAATACTCTTCTCTAGAACCTCTTGATAGTCTCTAGATGCTGCATCTTGATTGAGAAGTTTGCCGTCAATATGAATTTCAAAAACGCTAGGTTTGATACCACGAACGACTTTGTAATTCTTGTTGCCTATCGTGAATTCAATCTCAACAACGCAATCTCTTTCATTGATGGAGTTCAGCAGTTGTGGTTTATTGATTTTACGATAAGGCTTACCAAAAAGACCAAACGTTAATGCATCAAGAATGGTCGACTTACCCGAACCATTATTGCCGATGATTAATGTGTTTGGTGAACGAGTTAAATCTATTTCAGTAAAAACATTGCCGGTACTGAGCAGATTCTTCCATCTTACTTTTTCAAAAATAATCATGCTTGTTCTAAGTTAAGTGCTTCAATATAAAGTTCTTTGAGAACGGTCTTGAGTTTGTTTCCGTCGATGTGTTCATGTTCAATCGAATCAACATATGTGTTTAGAATAGTCAAAGTGTCTTCTGCCTGTTCTACTATATCATCATCTACGCCTTCTGTCAAGGCAGAAAAGTCTTCAACAATGCTAACGTCTGACGGGCCTGCCTGGTAGATATTGTTGATAAACACATCAAACAAATAAGGATTTGTCTTGTTAACAACCACAACCTTTATGTACTTGTTTGCATAATCATAGAATTCTTGAGTTGCGATTGTAGTAATATCATTCTTTTTATCATCGTACACAAGACGAACAAACATTTCGTAAGGATTAATCACAAACTCAAGTTCTCTAGTTTTCAAATCAAGAATATGAAATCCTCTTTGGTCGCCATAGTCTTGCCATGTCAATGGATATGGATTGCCAAGATAATAGATTCCATTTTGATTTGACTTGTGATGATAGTGACCAGAGAACGTCATGTCGAATTTCTGAAAAATATTCTGAGGTAGTCCTTCTTCAGAATGAGCACCTCGATACATCGCAAAACCTTCAATCTCAAAGTGACCGCAGCAGATAGTTGCCTTAGTGTGCTTCATTATATCAAGACATTGACTGTAGTTATCTGCACACATCCAAGGAATCATGCAAACGTCATCTGATTCATTTTCATAGTTCAAATGTATAACTTGAGGAGAATCAATAACATTGACATTATCGTATTCTCTTAGAAGCAAATCGGCAGAGTTTACATCATTTGTGTTTTTATAATATGTGTCATGATTACCTGCAAGCATATGAACTTGAATATTCTCTTGTGCAAGAACATCAAAAAACATTTGCTTTGCACGTTGCAGCGAATAAAAATTAATATACTTTCTGCGGTCAAATGTATCACCAAGAATCAATAACGTGGTGATACCTTCTTCCTTCAACTTTGGAAAAAACACATTACGATAAAACTTTTCATAATAGTCTAGAAAATTTACAGAATCATTTCTAGCACCAAAATGTTGGTCGGTAATTAATGCAACTTTCACTTTTTTCCTTTTTCGAGTTTAGAAACTTCTGCATCATAAACTCTTTTTCTTAGATTCGAACTGCTATATGGATGTTCTCTTTCGTGATAGAACAATTCTATGCCGTGGTCCAAACACCATTGCTTTGCCGTACAATCTTTGGTCTTGTATTCATCACCAAGAAAACGAATATCAATGTGCTGAGTCTTAAAGATATTGAGTAAATCATCTTCTGTAGCATATACAAGAACCTCATCAACATATCTACAAGCAGAAACTTGTGCATACCGTTCATAGATAGATTGAACAGGTTTATTTTTTGTTTCTGGTCTATCAATAGTAGGATCGACTTGAATAGCAACAATCAAGTAATCGCATAGTCTTTTTTCTTCTTTCAACATTGTTACATGACCAGCATGAAACAAATCAAACGTGCTACAATTGAACCCTATCTTCATAGTATATCACTCCTCAACAAAATTTTCAATACCTTTTGGTTTGTTTGCCTTTTTCTTTTTTCGTCTGGATTCTTCGTAGTTGTGAATGAACTCAGATATATTGTCATAAAGTTCAAATTGTCTTGACGTACCATCATCAAATTCTAACATTTCAAATTCGTCCATAATACCTATATGTTCGGTAGACTTATATTTGACATATAGTTGTTTCTTTTCTTTATCAATTCTTCTGAGAAATGCATAGTGAATGATTTGAGTAAAGTATGCGAAAGGATTACTTGATTTTGCTGGATCAAAATTTTCAAAATACATCAGACAGTTTTCTATACCGTCAGATACCATTTCTTCACGATAGGTATAATTGATAAAGTTTGGTCGATGGGAGTATCCTTCGGCAATCTTTAGAAAACATTCACCCACATAGTTGGGTATTGGTGGTTTTGGTTTTCCTTCAGTCTTTGCTTGTTTGCATTTCTCCTTGTAATCTACCAATACTTTGAGAAAATCTTTGTTGTTTACATAGTGTGTGTTCTTTGCCATAATATTTCACGGATTCCTCTTGACAAGTGCTTGACAACAACATACAATGAGTATGTCCTGTTTGATGCTGATAAAAGGATTAGCTAATACTAATGTAGATTCTTTTGTTCAGGATTTAACTGAAAGAGCTTCCACATATTAACTAACTCTTCTTCATTCATTTTACTAATTTGTTCTTTTGTTTCTTCTCTGTCAGAGAGCAGTTGCAGTTGACTTTCATAAAATTCAAAGAAGTCTTCACTTGGTATCATCTCAAAGAGAATCTCATTTCTATCAATTGTAATTTCATTTACTGCAAGTATAGGAATAGGTAACCAATGAAACATACTAACATAATCTTTCTTGTCATTTTTTTCTGTTGAGATTTCAACTACCATTGGTTCTTTTATTTTTAGAGTAAAGCCATCTTCGTCTATAACGTTAGCGATAATGTCTTCTCCGTTTTTTAATCTGAACATTTTGATGTTATGCATTTTTTAATCCTATCTTATAGAGTTTATAAGGAAAATGTTCTTCATTATATATCTTGACACGTTCAACGAAATGTTTTAGAGTATAGTTCATGTGTTTGCCTACTCTTAAATCATCTGCAATGTCATACAATGTTGCTATTTCTTTTCCTTCTGATTGTCTGAGTCCTCTTCCAATACTTTGAAGGTTTCTAACTCTGCTTTTAGATGGTGAAGCAAATATAATGTTATGAAGATTTCTTATATTGATGCCTGTGCTAAATGTACCAAATGAAGCAACAACAATAGCATCTTTTTCTTTCTCCATAATTTTTCTTATATTTTCTCTATCCGCTGTCTCTGTATTACCATAAACAAAAAATACTTTACGACCATTTAAATTTTTTGAATTTAATAATAAATCATACAGGATTTTGCCATGCTTGTCAACATATTGGAAAAGAATTAAGGTATTCCTACCGAGAGACAATGCTAGGTTTTTTATAAATTTGTTTCTGGAGTCACTCCCAACAAGGTAATCGATTTCTTCCTGATATGTTTTCTGTTTCATTTCCTTACAAATTTCTTCGTCATGTTTCAATACTAAACATTTGATGCGAAATTCTGCAAGTTGCTTGTTCTCGATTAACTCCTTTGTTGTTATTAGTTTTTCTGCTGGTCCGAATAATCCTTCAAGTACAAGTTTGTGAGTTTTTGTACCATCCAATGTTCCTGTAAGTCCAATACGATACTTAGTGTTGGTACACGCAGTCATTATTGTAGTAAGGGATTGTGCTTTGAAGAGGTGTGCTTCATCTCCTATGATGTAATCAAACTGCTGAAAATATTCTTTAGGGAGTTGATAGAGAGACTGCCACGTGGAAATAATTAACTTCTTACTTGAGTATTTATCTTTTCCTTGATATACTTTGTGTATATTGTCTTCAACGCTGAAGCCATTCGCAGACGAATAATCTGCGAAATCGGAATATAGTTGCTCAACAAGAGAAGTAGTTGGAACAATTATTAGCCCTTTATAGTTCTTGTAATCTATCATTTGACGTATAATTAGATATATCATCAATGATTTACCGGATGCTGTAGGGGATAATAACAATGCTCTTTTGTGCCTCATAGTATGCACAAATGCATTTAACTGATAGTCACGAACTTCTATCGGTTGTCCTCGTCCATGAATATTTAGTTCGTCAGTAAATTTTTTTGCTAGAACTAGAGAATAATCTTCAGTTAAGTCTGGTCTTGGGTCATCGTATTGTATTGTATAACTTCTTTCTTCTGCAAACGATTCGATGTAAGACAGTAATCCAAGATACAAAGTATTAGTTCTTAAATCGAATAGACGTATCTTTCCATCCCAGATGCGATTGCGAAATGCTGGTGTGAATTGATATCCGGGTACAAAGAATGTGAAATACTCTGAAAGTTCTTTTGCTAAGTGTCTTTCACATTCTACTGTAACATATACCTCATTTAGTTTGCGTATTGTTAAATCATGCATTAACTAGTGTGCGCCATGTATAAATTTTTCCCATGCCATATATTCTTTGAGTTGCCAAGTTCTACTGTTCAACTCTTTTAGAATTGCTTCGCAAATACTTACTACCTCATCGTGATAGACCTTCTTTTCAAGAAGTCTAATCAAATCATTATCTGCTTCTAGATATGTAGTCACATCAGATTTGAGTGTATAACGAAATGGTTCCCAACCATGTTCCTCAAGTTCTTCTTGTGACATTTTACCTGTATAATATTCCCACTTAGTCTTACGCAGACGATTATAGTCAAACATTGCTTTCTTAGAGGCAAGTTTGTGACTAGAAAGAATGTTCAAGTATTTGCTATGTAGAATAGGAATACGGACGATTGCTCTAGATGCTTCTGTTTCATCAACAACAGAATCCTGTGCCCAATATTCAAGAACCTTGTCTAACGTTTCCATAATAAAAATCCTAAACTTAAAATTTCAGTATAACACAGATTGTATTAATCGTCAACTAATTGTGCTGACTCTCAAATATGAAAATCTAAAGTTTGCCGTTGCAACTAATGGTGTGGTATTTTCATCTGTGGTAGTGAAATTGATTCCACTTAAATTTTCTGGAAACAAATCATAAAAATCTATAGTTATCTTTCTGTTATTAAGGGCACTTAAAATTTGCAAAGACCCATCAGAATATTGAGGTTTCTTAGAGTTCACAGTAAAAGGTGATAAATTTTTTAAATTTCTATACTCATCGAAATTTTCTGGGAATGTCATACCTCTCAACCAATAGTAGATATCAGACCAAGAAGTTAAATCTTCGTTTACTAAAAATTTAACTTCTAATGGATCATAATGAAATTTTGTTCCTGGAACATGAAGGTCAGAAAAAGGAGTAGGATGAATAATATCATCTAGATAACCACCAGGCAAATTAACTTCTTGGCAAAAATATTGAGTGTTAGGTATTCTGCTAAAAGTAAACAGAAATTTTGTTTGCTGAAGTAAATCTTTATTTTGAGGTTGAGTGTTTACATATGGACTTAGCATAGTATCTCCTTTGTCATTTATTTATAGAACCAAAAAAGAGGAGAGTCTTGCGACTCTCCTCCAAGTGTCACTCTTAACGGTGACTCAAAACTTACATCAGGTTTCTGACACCGAAAATACGGTAGTAGACGTTGGTGCGTGCTTGCAGAAGACCATTGCCTTGGGTTAGACCTTGTGCAAATGGGTTTGCAACCATACCATAACGTGTCTTGAAACCAATCTTTGGTTGGAATGTGTCTTGGTCGACAGCACGAACCATTTGGAGAGGAACGTATGGGCAGTAGAAGAGACCTGCGTCATATGGTGATGAACCTTTATAACCAACTGTTACTAGTTCTTGGTTAGCGGTGTATCCTCCAAAGTATGGATCGATGTAAACCTTGATACGACCATGTAGAAGTCCAGCAAATGTATTGCCAGTGTCATCTACTGTTAGGTCTGCTTGAAGTGCTGGAGTATATGAAAGAACCCCTGCCATTGCCATTGCTGAAGCAACGTCTGAAGAAACAATCAGAACGTTACCCTTACCTCTACGGGTTTGCTTAGCGATAACATTAGCATCACGTTCAATTTGGAAAATCAGACCCTTGAAACGTTCAACTGACCAACGACCATTTGAGTCGGTATCTAGGTCGAAATAACCAGAAGTAACGGTACCGTACTGAGCACCTGGAACAGCGCAGGTGTAGATGGTGCGAATAACTTCACGGTTGATTTCTGAAAGAATTTCTGTTGACAGAATGTTGCTCAGTTCTGTCTCAGCATCTAGACCATGGATTGCCTTCAGGTCTTGTGCGAGTTCTAACGAGTATTCAGCCTTCAGGGCACGTGATTGAGCAGTTACAGTAACTTTTTCAATTGTGAATCCCATTTGCTGGAAGATAGCGTTAGCATTTGAACCTAGATATTCTGCGGTTGCAGTTGGCATTCCAATACCAGTTGTGAATGCGTTTGCAGTCAGGTTAGCAACTGGGTTGGTTGAGGTGTCTGAATCCAGAGTACCTCTGAAACCGTATGGGTTTGCTGCTGAAACTGCACCAGAGAAAATGGTATTTGCTTCATTGTAGAATGCTTCTGAGTTATTGCCTTGACCATTGTAACGAGCTCTCATTGCGAAAATGAGTCCTGTTGGTCCAGTCATTGGTTGAACACCAGCAACGTCATAAGCAATCAGGTTTGGCAACGAACGGCGAACAAGAGAAATCAGGATTGGGTCAAAGTTTTGAACACCACCAGTGATGTTTGTTGGACCTGGACCTGCTTCTGATAGAACTTGTCTTGCTTCGTTCATAGCTTGTTGTTGATTTTCCAGAACAAGTGCTGTAACAGCCTTCTTGTAAGGATCCTTGATGGAGTCTAGTTCTGGATGTTCCAGAACTGGCTGCCATTTCTTTTGTAGTTCTTCGGTTAAGTACATTTACTTCTCCTTGTTTTTTATTGGTTTTTTATTTATTTGGCAAGTGATTTTGAGATTGCTTGTGCATAAACATTCATATCATGGTCTGCCGACTTGCTCTTTGGTGCTTCTTCTTCAATATGAACTTCTTCGTTCATTTGCTCAGAATCAGCTGCTTTAACTACAGGAGCGAAATATGATTCTTTTAGTGTGTTTAATGCACTTTCAAATTCCTCATCAGATGAATAATCGACATTCTCTGCGAGCGCCTTTAATTTCTCTGCTTGAGTTTGTGTAAGACCTTCGCACGCTTCACGAATTGCCTCTAATTTTTGTTGTTCGACTAGTGCCTTAGCAAATTCAACATTCTTTTCAATTTCTTCGTTAAGTGATTCTTCAAGAGATTCGACCTTAGCAACTAGTTCTTCAACTACATTAACTCTGTCTTCTGGTATATCAATATATGACTCAACAAATAGGTTACGCAGTTTGTAGATAAATTCTTCTACAATTTCTGAACGTAGACCATTTTCAATTGCGAGTTCGTTTTCTGACATCCATTCTTCAACCATATAGTTGAGATAATCATCAAGTTTTTCTGAAAGTTCTTGCTTGATTTCTTCAACGGCCAATTCAAATTCTTCGATAAGTTGTTGTTCTGCTTCAGCAATAACTTCTTCAGCACGGGAGATAACTGCTGCTTCAAAAATTGTTGTTGCCTTTTGAACAAACTCTTCCGAAAGGTTTTCGCCTGAAACAAGAGCAGCAATATCTTCTTTCATTTTTTCTTTCATCTTTGAATGCATCTTTGAATGCATCTTTTCTTTACGTTCATCGTGTGACTCATCGTCATGTTCATATTCTTCTGGAACCATTGGTGCCATTGCGCCTGGATTTGAAGTCATTGTTTGCGTTGCAAGTTTTCCTGGTCTACGGTCACGAACTGAATCGTAGTCGGTAGCATCTGATTGTTGTGCAATCTTTAAATCTGAACGACCTTGAGTTTCTTGTGGTTGACCAGAAAATTTATGCATTGGTTCTGAACTAACTGGAGGGGTAGCGCCAGGAGGAGTAGCAGAAGGAACACCACTTGTATAATCTGGAAGTTCATCTGTTTCTTTTCTTGGTGATTGTCCGATTAGACCTGCTTCTTTAGTACCATAAGCGGCATCGCCGTGAAGTCTTGCTGGCTTATCTTGCCCGGAACGTTTTGATGCAACGGTTGCATCAAGAATTTCCTTAGCGGCCTCAGATAAATTGTATTTTGCCATTTTGAAAATCTCCTTGTTTTCTGTATTGAATATTTATAATTAAAGTTTTTTAATGAAGTTTTCAAATATGCGTAGACTTACTTCTTCAATTTCTCGTTTAGATGCCTTGCGAATTTCTTCTCTGGCTTGAGTATATTCTACTTCAGTCCATACGCCATTTACTAACATCCATTCTTTGCCTTCCATTATTCCTTGTACAAAAGCACCAGGAGCAGAAGGATCCGCTACAATATCCGCCGCTGTGGCCAGATGAAAGTCATCTTGAACTACATTAACACCGTTGACATTTTTAAGAGAACCCATACCTCTAGATGAAACTCCAAGTTGAGCACCACCTTCAATCAGATTTCTTGCAATGTTGCCCATTGGTGTGTCAAGAATTTTTGCTTTGCCTATCCAAGTTGAACCTTGTTTTGTGAGATTCTTAATCAGAATCGCAACTCTATCAAGATTAATTGTAGGTGTATCTGGATGTCCCAGTTCACCAAAGGCACGATTTTTGTTGATATATTCTTCTGTATATCTCTTTACTTCTTTGTCTAATGTTTGCTCTTTGTATAAACGGCCATTCTTGTTTTGTTTTTCGCCAACAAGAAATGGTCCTTCTATGAAAAGAGACTTTTTACCGTTTTCTTCTTCGGTAATAAAGTTTACTGATTCTGTAACTTCTGTAATTAGTTTCATGGTGTTATGCCATATGGAGGATAGTTGAACGCTGCAGGATCGTTGAACTGGCCTGCTTGGAAGTATCTGTTGTCTTTATGTAGTTCAACGATTAAAGTATATGCAGCATTTGCTACAGTACCGACTGTTTGAACTGTAATGTTTCCTGTTGGGTTTACTGCGTTATTCCAAATAACTGGAAGGTTATCATTTGGATTTGTATCTCCAGTACCAACTCCTAATGCTACGATAGTTCTATCATTAGCAGCAGCATTACCTTGCCATTTTAATTGCAAATGACCAAGTTCACCGTCAACATTATATACAATTCTCTTTATCGTTAAACCATTCGCTCCGAAACCAGAAGGTAAAGTGTTTCCTGTGCGCCATAGATTACCATTGGCATCAAGAACACCACTAAGAGTTCTAGGATCGAGCATTACGGTTTGTACCTCATCTCCGCCAGATGTATCAAAAATACCAATTCTTTTGATTACTGCTCTTTTTGTGGTATCAATCAATACCTGTGTGCTATTTGAAGTTGCCATTTTTTATCCTTTTTTACTCGCTGCTTTCCATCCTAAGTTGGAATATGGAACAGTTACATATTGATTTAATGCTTCTATGTAATATAGAGCAACTTTGTTGCCTTGCGGAAACTGACGAATAGAAACTCTACGCATCACTAGTACGTTAGGAGGATCTGCTTGATGTTCGTGATTTTCCACTTCTTGGAGTTGAACCGCTTCCTCAAACATATCAGTCTGATTTGAATTGCGGTTCATAAACTCCTTTAGTGTCAGCATCTCAATCTTCCTCTTTTTCTTTAGGAGTGCGTTTTGCTAGTCTTGCCATATCTTTATCTGGGTCAACCTTGACTTTAGGAAGAGTAACTCCTCTCTTCTTTAGTTCTTTGTCAGCAATACGAACATCTGGATCCTCATCGTCATCGTAAGATTCTTTTGTTGTTTTTTGTGCCATACGCTTCATTTGCGCTTTGACTTCGGGACTCTTCATTATATTTTCAAACTCTTTGTTTGGATCATACCACTTGCCAGTCTTGCGGTCTTGAACTAGTTTATGAGCATTGGGATCTTCATCATCATAAGATTCTTTTGCTATTCTGGCAGCTGCTCTATCCAATCCTACCATTCTTTTTGAAGCTTGCTTAGCCAATGCTAAAGAGGCTTTAGCTTGAGGATGGTCACTTGGACTTTGACCCATTTTTGGAGTTTGTCTTCCTCTTTGACTTGCATAGGATTGAGCATCTCGGGTTTTAGTTAAATCTTCAACCCCTTTCTTGTAGTAGCTCTTAAGAGCTCTTTGACCTCTAGGAGTATCACCAATTTCATTTAGTGTTTCTTCTTCAATCTGTTCGTCTTCTTCATCCCAATCATCTTCTTCATCGTCACCTGGACCTTCGTATGATTCTTTTGCTAACTTGTCGGATGCTCTAGAACCACCAGGTAATTGTTTATTTGCTGTCTTAGCAGTCTGCTTTGCGGCTTTTTCCGCATCTCGTTTAGCCATGTTCTTACGCACACTTGCTACATATTCATCCTCTTCATCATCACCCGAACCTTCGTATGATTCTTGAGCAACTAAAGTTTGTGCAATTTCTTGCTTCTTTGATTCGATAGCAGCATGTACTCTATCCCAAATAGAAGCATAGAGAGATTCACGAACACCTACGGCGTTTCCGTCTTGTGCATAATCAATAATTTTTCTTGTATCCATTTTTTTATATCCTTTAATTATTAGGTATTGATACCAGTTAATGAATATTTATAATATTTTGTGAAGTCTAGAAATCATTGAAATTTCTCCTAAATTTAAATCACCTTTTGTTTCAGGTTCTTCTTTTTTAGCAGGAGTTTTTCTATCTGTCTTCTTTACAACAGAAACGCCTTGTTCTGGTTGTGCTTGTTGGTCTTGCTGTAATGCATTCATCATTTGTTGTTGTAATACCGAATTCATTACTTCTGTAGGAACATCAAGACCTGCACCTCTTTCTTTTGCGATTTCATTATCAATTGCTTGCATTTCTTCGTCGTCTAGCCTTAGAACATTTCTACGAATCCAATTCATTGAGAAATAACGACCAGTATATGGATCGATTTCTTGCAATAATGCAAGTCTTTCTTTCATTAACTCTGCTTCTTTTAATTCGGTAAAGTTATTATCTTTAATGAAATCAAAGAAGATATGTTCTTTCATTTCATCATATTCTTCAGCAGTACAAATACCTTTTAATACACATTGTACTCTTAATGCTTGGTCAAATAAATCAGCAAACTTATTGCGTAGTCTATCAATGAATTTTGAGAACTTTAATTCATCTCTTGTGATTTCTGATGAACGACCAATTGTAAATCCTTGTGAAGATTCCAGTCTTGAAATAGGAACGTTTAATGCTTTGTATAGTTTCTTTTCAAAATACTTAACGTCTTCTAATTCGCCTAGATTTTGACCACCAGGTAATGTTTGAATTTCAGTACCTTTACCGCCATCTCTACGAGGTAACCAGAAATCTTCCATCATTGATAGGAACTTACGGTCATCACGAACTTCACCTGTGTTTGCGTCATAGACAAGTTTGTTCTTATACTTGACCATGATATCACGCAGATATTGTTCTGCTTTTAGTTTTGGTAAGTTACCTACGTCAATGTAGAAAATTCTACGTTCTGGTGCTCTTGAGATGCGATAGATGACTGTAGCATCTTCAATCATGCGTAACTGATTGAGAGGTTTGATTGCTTTGTGTAGATATGACAATACAACTGCTCTACGAGAATCCATAAGTCCAGAATTGACATTGATGATGGCATCTTTAGTGATACGAACACCAACTGGACCGTAGTTTGATTGTGAACCTGATATTGCTTTGTCGTTGAAAATGTAATACTCATTCATTACATTCATGATATCAACGCCACTACGTTCGTCTTTCTTCTTCTTTATTTCTCTGACCTTACGAATCTTTCTTGGGTCAACATAACGCAATTCTCTGATACCTAGTGTTGGATTATCTCTATCAATAATAACATGATAGAATAATCTTCCATCAATATAATATCTTCTGAATATGTCATGCGCCATATTATTATAATTTAATAGACGCAGAACAGTATTAAATTCTTGTGATATGGCGTTTTTAATTTTGTCTGATTGTTTTAAATCGTCCATAACAAGTTTGATATTTCTACCATCATCATCTTGAACGATGGCCTCACTTACAATATCATCAATGGCGGATTCAATTTCTGGTTGCATCGCCATTTCACGATAACGAGAAATTAATTCTACTTCGTTTTTTGCTGTTCCATCTAAGTCAACATATGTTCCGTAATATGCTGCTGATGTAATAGTTAAGGCGCCGTCATCACTATTTGGGACGGCGAACGACTGCTGGACTGATTGTTCTTCCTCAGCCTTTTCTCTAGATATTGTAAAACCAAATAAACTTAGTGCCAAAATTATTCTCCTACATTATGTAATCAAAGTGAGGAGTCCGAAGACTCCTCTTTATAATATTAAAAATCAATTTAGGTAGTTGTATCTGCTTCCCACCATTGATATGCGAATGTAGCACCATATTCTTCGATGGTGTCATTTGAACCCCAATCAAGTTCGATTGGTGCAATATCAACTGGGAACAATCCAACAAACTTGTAAGTCTTGATAACCTCTCCAGACTTGCCATATTGTTGAACAGTAGCATCGACACTATATTGATTTGGTGATGCTGCTGCTCCATTTCTCACGTTGCTGACATGGCTGTTGATGTTATTTGACCAATTTTCAAGAGCATTTCTGATTGAGAAATCTTCATCGTTGATGATTGTTAATGTCCAATCACCAAAGGTTCTATTTCCTGCAAACTTCAGTTCACGACCAAAATAATACATAGGAACTGCTGTCACAGAAGAACCTGGAAGTTGTGCTGCTTTTGCTAGAAAAGTGGTTTTGTTACCAGCGGCCGAACCATTCGTTACAAATGTTGGAAACACTAGAGTTACGGCGAATAGATTAGGACGGGCTCCGTCCCCTAGCATATTCGCTCTAAATTCTGCTACGTTGAATGCCATTCTTTTCTCCTTGTTCCTTTATTGTATTTAGATAGCACCAGTTACTTCAGAGAAGCTGACACCAGTTCCAACTGCAATGAAATTCAGTTTAATGTAGTTGATAGAACGAGCAGGTTTGATGTAAATGTCTCCAACAAACTGATTGTTATCAATGACAGATCCAGTATTATTTGTTTCATCGCAAACAACACGGAAGTCATAGATACCACGGCGACCCTGAACATCACGCAAGAATGGTGTTACTAGAGCAACAAATTGGGCTCGAGTGAATGCGTCATTAAATTCGAATAGCGAATACTTTGCAGCCAGTGAGATTGCTTTTTCTAGAACAATAAACAATCTGCGGACGTTGATTCTGTCAAATGCAGATGGTTTTGTTTGTAGAGTCTTATCACCATACAGAACTGTTCCATTTCCTGGGAAGGTAACGACAGGGTTAACGCCCACAGGATATAGAATATCTCTTGCTGTTTGATTTGGATTCCATGCTAGTTTGACTGCATTCTTGATAGCACCTCTGTTGAATCCTGCTGGTGAATACCATGGATCTCTTACTGCATCTGTATATACGCATAGACCAGCAATGTCACCATTTAAAGGCACCCAACGATAAATGCTGTTGTATTTGTCATACATGTACTTCCATCCACTATCAGCAACAACGTATGAACTTGAACGAGCAAGTGAATTCAACCAAGATTGAATTGAAGTTGTTTCACTGCCACCATTATTGACGACTGCTGAATATGGTGGTGATACAAATAATAGAGAATCTCCAGAGCGACCTGTTAGACTTCCTGCGCCTGTACAGATATTGTCAATAATATATTGTTGAACTGATACAGTATTTGCTACGTTTGAGGATCCGCAATCGGCAGTTAAGAACAATGACACATCTACAGTATCTTTGTTGTTAAATAGGTCATATCCAGCTTGAATATTTCCTATTGTTACATCAGTATCAGTACCAGTGCTTAAGGAAACTGAAATACTACCATTTGCATATGTAGCAGATGAAATTCTTGCAAAGTTTGTATTTGCAGCAGTTAGACCCCAAGTAGAATTTGTATTTGCATAATCTGCTGGATCCATTGCGTAGATATATTTTGAACCATTAAACACAACAGTCTTATAATATGTTGAACCACCGTTACCGTCTACGGCATCAACTGCCTTAGATACATATGGAAATACTTCTAGAATAGTTCCTCTGGTGCCTGTAAATAATCCCTTGGCATCGGAAACTACAATGTGGAATTCATCATTTGCTCCACCTTGACCAGAGGCATATGTTGATGTTCCTGGTGCTGAAGACACAACACCTCTCCATGATTGAGATGTATTTGCAGCATTCCAAGAGATTGTCGCATTTGCAAAGAGCGTTGCGTTTGAACTATCAAACACATCAACCTGCAATGAATTTCCTAGAGCACCAGGATATCTTCCGGCAAATGCACCATATGCATTCCCGTTATTTTGATTATAGAATCTATTAAAATACGAATCTTCGTTCTTTATTTGAACAAGGTTTGTTGTATTTGCATCTGCATTAAATGTGTTTGCATTGACAACACGAACAACTCTTAAATCGTTACCATATGCTAAGAAACTAGCACATGTGAAGAAATTGGTTGCTACATTTGAGTTTGGACCTAAAGGAGCAAATGTTGAAACAAGAGTGATTTCGCTATCAATTACTTTAATTACGTCTGATGGACCCCACAGGAATCTACCAGCAAAGGCTCCGGTTGTTGAACTTACTGAAGGAATAACCGTAGTTAAATCTACTTCAGCTACACTTACTCCTGGAGATAACTGAATTGCCATCTTTTTCTCCTTGTGATATTATAGTTTGGCAGGTATATTTTGAATATACTGATTATTTAGAAAAAAGTAGTTTCTCATCTAATCTTGAAGTAATCCGAGTAAACATCATTTGGTCCTGCTTTCTCCCACACATCACCACCTTCTAATATGAAAGGCAAATCTAAACCATCATCTATAATAGGTGCAGGTATCATTTCATCGTCTATTTGATTTAATTTTTCTAATTGTAATTGCTTTCTTAAATCGTGATTTACTAAATCTCTAAAATATTTTTGAGTGGATAACCAAGAGAATAGTACCATAGTCATAACTAGGTCATCTGTCTTACCTTCCTCTGCTGACCAAGACGACCCATCTGAAATAAACGATGACAATTCTGATATAGTATCGAAATCGTTTGTCATCAATTTATTGGATTCAATGAGTGTTTTTAGATTGTAACAACCTATGCGTTTGACCATAGGAGACATTTTGACACCCATCTGAACACCTCTGCCAAAACCAGCAGAGATTTGTTGTGCTTTTTTGTTTCCTGTTTGTACCTTTAATAAATTCTCATACTCTAAATCAGTATGTAGTATTTCTGCTACTTGTGGAGTATTGTTAACTTCAACAAGCACATATGCATCATTGTAATATTTTGCTGTGTTATAAATGACTGTAGGATACAATATAGGAGAGATTAAAGAATCTGCATATTTTGCAACTTGTTTATATGGAGTCGCAGATATATCAAATACCGAGAATGCCGAACAATCTTGATTCTTTCCTTCTGCAACGTCAACACAAATTGCATAGATGTGGTCTAAAGTAACACTCTCATCGCCTTTGATTGGATGCTCATATATATCGAGAATATTATCTCCTGCAATCTTTTTTCTTTCAATAGGATCGTTGTATGAAAGTGCTTGAAGTCTAGATGCCGATATTAATGTGTCAGCAGAGCCTAAGAATTCAGTTTCAAATTCTTGTGCGAACTGTCTTTCTGAAGTGTTGCGTATTGTTTCTTCTCGCCATTTGTCGTCTCGACCTGGTACCATTGACCAGTGAATTTCAAAAGTAGCATAATTGTTTTTATTGTTGATTGCATCCATCCACAATTTGTAGAATAGATTTAATCCATTTGGAGTTGAAACAATAATAATCTTTGTCGATTTACCTGATGATATGACAGGATAGACTGAGTTGAAGAATTCGTGTGCAATACTGTTTGGTACGAAAGCGAATTCATCAAGAAACACAAGATTGAAAGAACCACCACGAACGGCCGATGATGATGTTGCAGCTGCTACTATCTTCGAACCATTTTCGAGTTCTATGTTACCTTTGTTCCATGTGATTACACCTTGCTGTAACCATTGTGGTAAGTTTTCGTATGCGAGTTGATATTTGCCTAGAATATCTCTTGCTAGTTGTCCTTTGTTAGCAAGAATGGCAACAGATTGAGAATCTGTAAATAATGTTGCCCAAAGAATATATGATATTGTTGTAGTAGTTTTACCAACTTGACGAGGACATTTTGTAATGGAAAATCTATTTTCATGATACGTTCTAATCATATCACGTTGAAAGTCCCACATCTTAAAAGGTACTAGACCATCATCTACGTTAACAATCTTGATATATTTTTCGGCAAAGTAGATAGGGTCTTTGGAGCATTTTATGTATTCTTGTATTTGCTCCTGTGTATACTCAACTTGTACTCCTGCTCTTTTTAAAAGAGGATTATCACGATACGATTCTTTGATTGTCAATTTTATTCATGTCCTAAAGTCTGCTTAAATTTACCAATATGTTCATCATCATCTAAATTTACATGACTTTTATCGAGTCCTTTTTTTCCATCTGGTTGAAACATGACTGTTCTTGCTTTGCCTTGATTTAATTGTTTTTGCCTGATAGTCCATCTTCCTTTTCCAGATAGAGCAGGCAATCCATGACCCGTTTCGTCTTCGTCTCCAATTCTATATGTTCCATATCCGCCACCAACTTGCAAAATTTTAACGTGATGGTCTTTTAGATATGCATGTGCTGGATCTAAACTTGGATGTTTAACGACAACAGATTTAGCACGACCAGAAGAAGTTTTTTCTGCTGTATCAGGATCAGGCTGAACCTTGTTCATATGTTCTAATATTCCTGACTTTTCAATCTCTTTTGCATATTGTGGTCTCAACTCTCTTGCTTTATCTCCAATATGCCAACCTTTTTCTTTAGAATGATGTATTGTTAATTGACCAAATGCAGCAGTTGTTCCTTCTTTTGTCTCACCTTCGAGCAAATGTCCTGTGACCGTTCCAGCATGAAATATTTTTCTTTTTTTGTTTTCTGCTACGAAATCTGTTCCTGCTGTCGAACCTGCACCTGAAATATGTTCAGGCATGATTCCATGTTTCTTTAATCTGTCAACGAAATCTTTTTCGTATTTGTGTCCTTTGTTTTCTGGTTCTGCTCCAGGTTTTAATAATTTTGTCACAGGAATTTCATGATGTTCGTCTGAACCTTCTACCTCAGCATGAACATGGAGTTTTCCATTAATTCTATCTGTACCATTTAGTCTGACTTTTGTTCCTGCGGGCAAATCTCCATGTGCAGATGCTAGTTCATGAGTTGCCTCTGTGCTACCTAAAAAAGGTCTAATATATTTGTCAAAATGTCTTACGCTCTCGGTACCTGTTCCTATAATAGTACCTCGACCTTCAGATAAGAAAAATTTAAATGACCTCATTCTTGTTTTCCTTTTAATAGTTTTGACAACTCAGCAGTTGAACCTACAAAGATGGCCTTGTCTATAGTTGTCTTTGATGTTTCTTTTTGACCTTTCTTCATCTCTCGCATTTGTTTTTGCAAAAGAATTAGTTTTTCGTTTGCTTCTGTCACATTTTTAATCATGGTTGCAGCAACTTCAAATGCACGAGGATGTTCTGATTCTCTAGCAATTTCAAGAATATCATCAATGGCGTCTTTACCTTTTTCAATGATTTCTTCATAGTTAGTTCTTACTGTTTCATAGTCAGTTTGAAGGTCATCATCTAATTGTGTTTGCTCTTTGGTTTCGACAACAGCAGGTAAAGTCTCTTCGATGATTTCAACTGGAGCAACATCAAACAATTGCTCCATATTTCTTTCAAATTTAGTCATATCAATATTCCGTTATCGTAGTTGTAATCGTATAATTTGAATTTGGTAAAGCGTCTTTTGGAACAACTGCTGTATTGACAGTTGCCATTCTCACGTTAGCACCGATAACGTTTAATAATATATGTTCAGCACCAGAACTTACTCCATACAAATAGGTATTTGTTTTTAAATCGCCTTCAATATTTGTTACTTTCAAAATATTTGTAGTGTTGCTGTAACTTAAAACTTCTGCTTTTCCTGATGCTAAAGCAAATGAATATCCTTGAAATACTTCTTCTCCAATTTTATACGTTCCTGTACCAGAAGAACTTACGTTTAATGATACAGTATCTTGTGCACCAATATTTGCTAAATTTTTAATATTGACAATTGCTTGTTTGATTACTGAACCTTGATTGATGTTTCCGTACAAATATGCTTTTGCAGTAAACTTTAATGTCCAAATAATTATTCTTGTATCAGAATCATTTTCGCCTTCAAATTCAATATTACAATCTACACTATTTAATGTTATAGGAACTTCTCTGACAACTCCCATCGTAGGCACAAGATTTAACCTAAGAGTATAATTCGGAGTAAAATAAGGCAATATATGTTCAATTATTTGGTCACCATCTTCAATGTTTCTAACATAAAGATATAATTCAAAATCAAAATTATAAGGTACTGGATTATATTGATAGTATGCTGTATTTCCATCGCCTGAGGCTGCAACGTTCTTTATTCCAGATACTAGTTTTCTTGCCGCATCGTAGTACATATTTGTCAAATCGTATGACAAACGAGGTAATGTGATTTGAACTTTTTTGTTTAGTGTTGGATCACCTAAAAGACGATTTACATATTTTTCTTTTGGTGCATATACGATAGGAACTTTTATTGTTTGGTCTTCAGTACCGTTTGTATTATATCTTGTTAAACTGATATCATCAAATACGCTGCCGAACCCAACAATTAATTTTCTTATAATGTGGTGATATGATGTACTCGCCATTATAACTTACCTAAAGAATTATTTTCTGAAGTATTGACATAATTGATTGATTCATCATTGATTGCTTTGTTGTCGTAATGTACTTTTGGTTCTGCTTCAAAATACGAGTCGGTAGAAACTAAAATCGCATTTGCAGTATTACTATAAATCCTAGAACCAATAGACAAGGTTCCTTGTATTTGGTCTAAATCAAGAGTGCTATTTACTGAGTTATATGCTGCCACTACTGCTCTAGATGTTGCATTTGCATATACACCATTAGCACTTTGAAATACAATATCATCGACATCAAATGTTCCATAAACAGAAGTGATTGTAAATCTTTCTGCATATGCTTCTTGAGTTTGAATGATATCGATATCTGGTATTCCTGTTGAAATTTCTTCGTGAGAATACTTGAATTTCTCTAATTCAATCTCATAAAAATAAGGAACTTGACGACCAAGCATCATCATATCTTTGTTTTGATTTACAAATTTGATTTCATATAATTCACCAACACCATTCAATACAGGAATATAAATTAAATCGCCTTCTCTTGGTCTTATAATTGTTGTTCCATTTGATACTCTCTGTAGGAATGTTCTTTTTGACATCATTACAGATAAAGTGTTTCTAATTTCTAAACCAAATTTACTGAAAAACTCTCCTTGACCACCATAATCGGTGACGTTATTCGGATAAATTTCAATTGGATATGCTGAAGTAAAAGTCTTTAGAGGGTCTTCACCATAGATTAAATCTCTCGCCGAGTCATTGTCGTTTGGTAGATAAAATGAATCTGTACCCATTATCTTAATACTTTCGACAATGAGGTCTTCAACTAAACGTTGTTCATTATATCTAGCGTTATAATTATTAAAATAGTGATTTAATGGCATATTAGTTTAAGAAAAATTCTAATGGAGCACCGTAGTTATTTTCCATTTCTTTTTCTAGTCTCTCGATGTCATCTACTGCTTCTTGATATGTTTCGGCACCATTTAAAGTTACACCACCAAGAAGTTGAATTCCACCAAACTTCTTCATGTTTGAACCCCATGTACGTTTGATTAGAGCAGTAGCATATTCTTTTAACCAACGGTCATTCCAAACGCCATTATAAACATCTGGATTTATTACAGCATAGCATTCTGCAACGACTACAGTTCCGGCATCTGCTTCTGATGTTCCCCAGTTCCAATCAATGAATAACTTACGCATATGTCGTTGAAATCTAATTGGAACTTCACCACTAAACAAGATTTCAAGTGAACGCAGATGTTGCTGAGTTAATGTGTAGTTGATGTACGATGCTGAAGTGAAATCATATAATTCATTGAGACGTAGTTGATATCTCAAGTCAAACATATTGACGGTTGCTTGAGAATCTTGGACTGGAAATATGCGAGTTACACCAATAATCTCTACTTGATTACCGTTTGAGTCTACGGTAACGCTAGGATCCATATTAATATATTCATTATCGATATCTTGTTGTGTTATTGCTTTGATATAGAATACTTTTTGTAGACCATCAAAGTGATAATCTTGCCAGTATTGCAAAGCATCGTCTATTCTATCTTCTATTTGGTCATCATCTACGTTGATATCTATTACTGGAAATCCTAAACGGCGTAAGCAATAGTTTTTAAACTCTTCTCTTGAGGATATGGTCGCCATATTTTGCCTCTATGATTATACATTGTAGTATTTATTGCTTAGGATATTTTTCTTTTACTGATTGTATTTTATTCATCATATCAACGTAATCTGAATGTTCTGGTCCTTTCCATATTGCGCCTAGTTGCTCACCCAAAGAAGGATACTCATCTCTTCTTAGTGCATAATAGTCAGGAATATCCGGATGAACAATCTCTTCTTTTTGAATATCAGATACAGTTTGTTCGCCGGTAAATGGGTCAGTATATGACCTTGTTTTAGGATCAAGTGCTGCCCACTCGGCTTCTTTTGCATCAATCTGTGCTTCTATTCTTGATTTGGATTGTTCTAGAAATTCAGATAGGTTTGCATTTGAAGGGACGTAAATTTTCCAGTCATAAACATTATCATTATAAGTTACTTTTAATAACGCCAATGCTCTATCTTCATTTCCTCCTACTGATTGAATGCCTTCTAATGAAATTTCGCTAGACATAATTGCTCCTACTTGATTGCTTCTACTCTAAAGTTTTTGCCCATATGACTTCCTTGTTGAGGTAGAATTTGAATATCTTTAAATCCAATTTCTGTTAGCAATTCGGTCATAACCTTTGGATAATAACCCCATCTGTGTGGGAATTTAGTTCCTTCTTTTAGTGTTTCTTCAGTTGGAGTTTCTTCACCTGTTGCTACTCCATACATGCAAACAGTCAACCAATATTTTTCTTCGTCTGTTTTCGCTTCTACGAATGCCTTGCATATACCTTCCAAGTCAGGTAACTCCATGATAAGTTTACCACCAGGTTTGAGATTATCAAACCATTTCTTCATCAGTTCGGGACCTCGATGATGAGGAATATGTTCAATCAAATGAGATGCCAAAATCTCTTCTGCACACTCATTTGGAATATCAACTTCAAAAATATCTTCATTGATATCTGCTGTACTATCATACTTGTCAATACCAATGTATCCTTCGAGTTTGTCTCTACCGCAACCTATGTTAAACTTGATAGGTTTATTTTCCTCTAGATATTTTTGAATTTTATTTTTTGAACTGTTGCTACCTTTTGGTACTCTACTTGTCCATCTCTTGTCAATATATTCTTTATCTTCTGGTACTAATGGAGTTGTGATTGGAATCTGAGTGAAATAATTTCTCAAATCAACACCAGGATGTGCTGTGTATTTTCCAGATGCAAGGTCCATGTGTAGACATTGAACATCAGTATTGACAAGAAGTTTATAACCCATCTTATGAAGTCTGTGGACAAAGAAGTTGTCTTCTCCAATAAATGGAATGTCAGGACTAATGTTATTGCCTATACAGCAGAAAGGAAGTTCTGGGTCTTGTTCTTTCATTGCTTTAATAATATGCATAGGAATCAACATTACATCCATTCCTGTCTGCCAGGCGTCTATCAATTGGCCTGGATCGACATTAGGAATGATAATATGATTATCGATTCTCTGCATAATCATAGCATTTGAAAGTTTGATATAGTACACCCCGGTTACTACTGCATTTGGATTTTCTTCTGCGGTCTTGTGAAGAATGGTGAATGCATCGTAAGGAAGAACCGTATCTTCACCTACAAACAACATATACTTGGCGCCAGATTCTAATGCTCTTTCAAATAGATAGTTTCTTGCTACGTCAACTACCTCACCACCAATATTGCAGAAACCATGACTGAATCCATTAAGGTCAATATGAAGACCCATATGTCCATCAAAGTTTTGTGCTGGTGTTTCTTTTAAATCTCTACGAGGTTGACAGATAACAACATACGGAGAGATTGTTTTTGATTCATCATAAATTTCATGCATTACTTTAATAATTTTATCACGATTATACATATTTCAATTCACCTTTAATATTTGTTAAGAAATTGACTAGAACACAATCCTTTGCTAAAGAGTACACCTGTATTTAGGGTTATTTTTTGACCTCTGTTTGCACCATAAGGTACAAAATTAATATCTCCATTTGGTGATAAAATACCTCCATTGTGTGCACCGGTAGATGTTGTATAAACCAAACTATATGTTGATACCACTCCATCAGCAGATATTTTTTGTCCTACAGTAGCTTGTGCTGGTATAAAATGTATATCACCATCGGGTGCTAATACACCACCGGCATATGCAGCAGTTGTTGTATAAACCAAACTATATGTTGATACTACTCCAGCTGCGGATATTTTTTGACCTACTATTGCACTTCTGGGTACAAAATGAATATCACCGTTTGGTGCTAAAACACCACCTTGATATGCTAATTCGGAAGATATAGTATATACTAGACTATATGTTGATACCAAACCGCCAGCTGAAACTTTTTGACCTCTGTTAGCAGCAGCCGGTATAAAGTGTATATCACCATTTAGTGCCAATACTGCACCTAAAAATGCATTAGTTGTAGTATAAACCAAACTATATGTTGATACTACGCCAGCAGGTGAAACTTTTTGTCCTCTGTTTGCACTAAGGGGAGCAAAATGTGTATCCCCATTGGGAGCGAGAACGCCTCCTTGATATGCTGCTGCTGTTGTATAAACCAAACTATAGGTGGATACTACTCCTGAAGCAGATATCCTTTGACCTCTGTTTGCACTATAAGGTACGAAATTTATATCACCATTAGGTGCTAATACGCCACCGGCATATGCATTAGTTGTCGTATATACAAGACTATATGTAGAAACAGTACCAGCAGATGATATTTTTTGTCCTCTTATAGCAGAAGTTGGTATAAAATGTATATCTCCGTTTGGTGCTAGGACACCACCCGTATATGCTGCTGCTGCTGTATAAACTAAACTATATGTACTAACAACACCACCAACACCACTAAACAACTGACTACCATTCTTTCCCTCATTCAAAAAATTTAGAATGTTAGGAAAAGGATTAAAGTTGGATGTTTTAGCATCACCGTTAACTGTTATAGTAAACTTGTTTGTGCTGTTGTCTAAGAATGTTGCATTTTGACAGGTCAGCAGAGAGATGTTGGTGATTGCGGTAAGTGGCGCAGTTGGTGGCGTAAAAGTCGAGGTGTAGAGGACAGTACCTTTGACGATGCGAAGATTTGATATATATCCGGGGAAATTGTATTGGTTGGCAGCACCACCTCTATCTGTCCATCCAACAAGCAATGCTCTTGACCCAGTGGTTAAATTTGAAGGTACATTTGAAACAGTTGCGCTTGATACCCCATTCAACCAAAGTGTTGCATTTGCTCCACTTCTGGTTAGCGCAAAATGATTCCAAGAATTTACTGCTACTGTAGTTGTTGTTCTTGCCGACGAAGGTGGGTTTACGCCTGCATTTGGCACAGCAGCAAAGTGAAAGCAGACACGCAAACTAGAATCAACGCCAATAGAATATTGCGACCAAGTGCTAAACGCAAGACCATCTTTATCAACAATAACTGCCCCATATATATCTGCATTTGTTGGGGTTGCTGTTAAATAGAAGAAACCTTCAATAGTAAAATCAGAAGTACCCATATTAAGAGCAGCATTATTAGCAACGCTTAAATAGTCGCCAGCAGCATCGAAAAAAACCGAAGAATACCCACCTTGTTGCGTACTGCGAACAGTTTGTTGAACTTCAGAGATGAATGTTGGAGAAGATATTCTTACGTCTGGCATAATTAGAACTTATTAAAAAATGGAGACATACAAACAGATTGATTAAACGGTATTGCTGGGAGAGTTGATATTTTTTGACCTACTGGGGCAGTTTGCATCATAAAATGTATGTCTCCATTTGGTGCTAGAACACCGCCTCTATATGCTTGAGTTGATGTATAAACCAGACTATATGTTGATACCACTCCTGAAGCAGATATCTTTTGTCCTACAGTAGCAGCCCCCGGCACAAAATGTATGTCTCCATTTGGTGCTAGAACCCCGCCTCTATATGCAATAGTTGTTGTATATACAAGACTATATGTGCTTACGACACCTGATGGTGATATTTTTTGTCCTACAGTAGCAGATGCCGGTATAAAATGAATATCACCATTAGGTGCCAGTACTCCGCCAAAATATGCACCAGTTGTTGTATAAACTAGACTATATGTTGATACTACTCCAGCAGCAGATATCTTTTGTACTACGGGGGCATCTTGAGGCACAAAATGAATATCACCATTTGGTGCCAATACTCCACCAAAATATGAACCAGCAGTATAAACCAAACTATATGTTGATACCACTCCTGAAGCAGATATCTTTTGTCCTACAGTAGCAGAGGCCGGTATAAAATGAATATCACCATTTGGTGCTAAAACACCTCCTAGATATGCACCAGTTGTAGTATAGACCAGACTATATGTAGATACTACACCAGCAGCAGATATCTTTTGACCTACTATTGCAGTTTGTGGTACAAAATGTATGTCTCCATTTGGTGCTAGAACCCCGCCTCTATATGCAGTAGTTGCTGTATATACAAGACTATATGTTGAAACTACACCAGCAGCAGATATCTTTTGCCCTACAGCAGCAGATGCCGGTATAAAATGAATATCACCATTTGGTGCCAGTACTCCGCCAAAATATGCAGTAGTTGTTGTATATACAAGACTATATGTACTGACTATTCCGTTATTAAAAGTTTGTCCTGCAGCAACACTTTTATCAATCAAACCTTTCATACCAAAGAACCATGAATATGCAGTATTTGCAGTATCCATAGAACTATTATCAGCAGTAATAAGATTACCCCAAGCTCTTGTTTGAGTTTCCGTTATCCAGGTTGGGGAAATATTGTTTATTGGCATAATTATAATTTATTAAAATATGATGAACAACAAGTTCCAATTTCAAAAGGAATCGCTGAATTAGTATGTATTATTTGACCCCTGTTTGCATTGTGTGGTATAAAATGAATATCACCATTTGGTGCTAAAACGCCGCCAGCATAAGCACTGGTGGTCGTATAAACTAGACTGTATGTTGATACCACTCCAGAAGCAGATATCTTTTGTCCTCTAATGACAACAAACGGAATAAAATGTATATCACCATTAGGAGATAATACACCACCAACATAAGCACTGGTGGTCGTATAAACCAAACTATATGTTGATACCACTCCAGAAGCAGATATCTTTTGTCCTCTGTTTGCAACATATGGTATAAAATGAATATCACCATTAGGAGATAATACACCACCAATATATGCACCGGTGGTCGTATAAACCAAACTATATGTTGATACAACACCAGTAGCAGATATTTTTTGTCCTACAGTAGCAGATGCCGGTATAAAATGAATATCACCATTAGGAGATAATACACCACCGGCATATGCAGCAGTTGTTGTATAAACCAAACTATATGTTGATACAACACCAGTAGCAGATATTTTTTGTCCTACAGTAGCAGATGCCGGTATAAAATGAATATCACCATTAGGAGATAATACACCACCAATATAAGCTCCGGTGGCCGTATAAACCAAACTATATGTTGATACAACACCAGTAGCAGATATCTTTTGTCCTCTGTTTGCACTATATGGTATAAAGTGAATATCACCATTAGGAGATAATACACCACCGTTATAAGCACTGGTGGTCGTATAAACCAAACTATATGTTGATACAACACCAGTAGCAGATATCTTTTGTCCTCTGTTTGCACTATATGGTATAAAGTGAATATCACCATTAGGTGCCAGTACTCCGCCAAAATATGCACCAGTTGTTGTATAAACTAGACTATATGTTGATACTACCGTGCTGTCATTGACTGAACTGTATGTTGTTCCACTTTCTAAACTGCGTTGAAGCACTCTCTGTAATTTATACCATGCAGTCAAGTCTGTGCTTATAGAACTATTATCTGATATGGGTAATGTACCATAAACTGATTGAGTAACATCACTCTGCCATGATGGTGATATAATCCACGTATTTGCCATTAATTAAAATCCAATTACTTGAATATTGTATTGATTCGCTGTAGGTGCTGTAGCAAATATAATGTTCGCACTATTATTATCTATTTTATCTACATCAGGATAAACAAAATATCCAGATGAATTTTCTATTGTATTAATAATAACAAACGTTTTATTTAGATTGTGTGTGACAATAAAAGAAGTATTTGTGGTATCTCCTACATTTGCAGAAAATGTTGATGCTCCACTTCCACTTGCGGATACTGTTGTATTAACAACGTTTGTTATTCTGCCGTTAGCTGCTACTGTTATTACTGGAATTGTTGTTGAGTTTCCATAAGTTCCAGCAGATACGGATACGTTAGTTACATCAGTATTTGCTTGATTATATGCTGCTTGAGCAAAAGTATTGATTGCAGTAATGCTAGTGTTTTGGTTTTGATTTACTGACTGTAATGCAGATATATCGCCATTTGCTAACGTACTATATGTTTGTAATGCAATTATGTTTCCATTAGCAAGAGTGGAATAAGTCTGAAGTGCAACAGTATTACCACTAGCATTGTTTGCTTGGTTGTATGCTGCCTGTGCTAACAATGTAGCGCCACTTCCACTGGCACTATTTGCTTGATTATATGCTGCTTGAGCAAATGTATTAACTGCTGTTATATTAGTATTTAATGTTGATACTTGTGCTTGTAGTGCGATTATATTACCATTTGCTAATGTTGAATATGTTTGTAATGCAATTATATTTCCATTAGCAAGAGTGGAATATGTTTGTAGTGCAACAGTATTACCACTAGCATTGTTTGCTTGATTATATCCTGCTTGTGCTAGTGTATTAATTGCTGTTATATTGGTGTTTTGAGTTTGATTTACTGTTTGAAGTGCGGCTATATTTCCGTTAGCAAGAGTAGAATATGTCTGTAATGCAATTATGTTGCCGTTTGCTAATGTGCTATATGTTTGTAGTGCAACAGTATTGCCACTAGCATTGTTTGCTTGATTATATCCTGCTTGTGCTAATGTATTAATTGCTGTTATATTAGTATTCTGTGTTGTATTAACTGCTTGTAGTGCAACAGTATTACCACTGGCGTTATTGGCAGCAGTATAAGCAGCACTTGCTAATGTAGATGCGCCATTTGCTTGGTTATATGCACTATAGGAGAAGGTATTGACTGCTGCAACGTTAGCATTTAATGTTAATACTTGTGACTGAAGTGCTATTATATTGCCGTTTGAACGGGTAGAATATGTTTGTAAAGCAACAGTATTACCACTAGCATTATTTGCTTGTGCATATGCTGCTATACCGACTGGTTCTGATGTTAGAACTAAAGTGCCACCAGAATAAACAGCACCAGCATATACGTTACCAACCACACCAACCCCACCTCTCACTTGTAGAGAACCGGTTGTTGTTGACGTACTTGTGTTTGTTGTTTTAATTATAACTGTATTTGCTGAAGTGATTCTCATCACTTCATTTTGCGTATTCAGACCACCGGTAGTAAATATAACGTCATTCATCAATCCGGTACCAACAATCATATTACCACCACCAGTGGTTGTATTACCAGTAGCAAATAGGTAACCATCATTTTTACCTATCAAACTATATCCTGAATAGTTGTATGTGCTTGACCCCATACCTAGGTCTACGAAACCATCATTTGGAGTTCCATTATCTGCTGTAATAAACAAATCAGATGACGAGTTTTGACCCGAATTAATGTTCTGCATATTCAAACCAGAATAACCATTAAAGTTACTACTGGCTTGGAATACTATTTGTGGTTCTAGCAAATATCCTGTAGGTATACCAGCATACAATGCATTGAATCCATTAGCAGCATAACCAAAGAATTGTCCAGTATTTCCTGATATGACGGTTGATGTTGCATTACCTATAAATGAAATATTTCCCGTAACCGTTAGGTCATTTTGGATTGTCACGGGTCCAGATATTGTTCCGCCAGAAGAATTGAATTTTGTATTTGCTGTATTATATGCTGCTTGAGTAAAGGTATTAACTGCTGTTATATTGGTATTCTGTGTTGTATTAACTGCTTGAAGAGCAACAGTATTACCACTAGCATTATTTGCTTGAGTATACGCAGCAGATGCCAATGATGATGCACCATTTGCTTGGTTATAAGCGCTATAGGAGAAGGTATTGACTGCTGCAACATTGGCATTTAATGTTAATACTTGTGACTGAAGTGCTATTATATTGCCGTTTGAACGGGTAGAATATGTTTGAAGTGCGGCTATGTTACCATTTGCTAATGTTGAATATGTTTGTAAAGCAATTATGTTGCCGTTTGCTAATGTACTGTATGTTTGTAGTGCAACAGTATTACCACTAGCATTATTTGCTTGTGTATATGAAGCACTTCCTAGTGATGAGGCACCATTTGCTTGATTATATGCACTATAGGAGAAGGTATTAACAGCGGCAATATTAGCATTTAAAGTTAATACTTGAGATTGTAAAGCAATTATATTACCATTTGAACGGGTAGAATATGTTTGAAGTGCGGCTATGTTACCATTTGCTAATGTTGAATATGTTTGTAAAGCAATTATGTTGCCGTTTGCTAATGTACTATATGTTTGCAATGCAACAGTATTACCACTAGCATTATTTGCTTGTGCATATGCGGCAGATGCCAATGATGAGGCACCGTTTGCTTGGTTATAAGCACTATAAGAGAAGGTATTAACAGCAGCAACGTTAGCATTCAAGGTTAATACTTGAGACTGCAATGCTATTATGTTACCATTTGAACGGGTAGAATATGTTTGTAAAGCAACAGTATTACCACTAGCATTATTTGCTTGAGTATAAGCAGCACTCGCTAACGATGAAGAACCATTTGCTTGATTGTATGCACTATAAGAAAAGGTATTAACAGCAGCAATGTTAGCGTTCAAGGTTAATACTTGAGACTGCAATGCTATTATGTTACCATTGGATAATGTTGAGTAGTTTTGCAATGCTACCGTATTACCACTAGCATTATTTGCTTGTGCATATGCGGCAGATGCTAATGCAGATGCGCCGTTTGCTAAGATTCTTGCTGTTGAATCTATCGCCGCACCACCAGCGGCAGTTGTTTGAGTTGTTCCGTCAGCGAATGTAATACCTAATCCAGAACCTTGTGTTATGGTTATACCACCATAACTAGGTACTGTTAATATACCAGAATCGGTTAGATTAAAAATGTTTGTTGTGTAAGCAGAATTTATAATCTGAAACTGGCCAGTAGAATCTAATCTAAACCATTTACTTGTATTTGCTGAACCAGAACTTTGATTGTTTGCTTGTAAGAAATCAATATATCCAATGCCACCTTTAGTATCAGAGCCAGAAACAACTAAAGCTGCATTTTGTGAACCAGCAAAACCAGTATAATTTAATGTAGTTAAACCATTTACAGCAAAAGTATTGTTCGATGAATAAAATTGTAGATTACTTACATTACTCAAATATCCCGCTGAGTTTGCAAAGATAACAGAGTTTTCAAGATACCCAGATGATGAACCTCCACCACCACTTACTGCTGCTGTGGTGATGCTTGATATTCTACCATTAGATGCAACAGTAATTACAGGAACTAGTGTTGAACTACCATAAGTTCCAGGTGTAGTAGATATGTTTGTTACATCAGTATTTGCTTTGTCAAACGATGCTTGTGTAAATGTATTAACTGCTGTTATATTGCTGTTTGTGGTAGTCATCTGAGACTGAAGAGCAACAGTATTACCACCAGCATTATTAGCGGCAGTATAAGCAGCAGATGCCAATGATGATGCACCGTTTGCTTGATTATACGCACTATAGGAGAAGGTATTAACTGCTGCGATATTAGCATTTAAAGTTAATACTTGAGATTGTAAAGCAATTATATTTCCATTAGCAAGAGTAGAATATGTTTGCAATGCGATTATATTGCCGTTTGCTAATGTGGAATATGTTTGTAGTGCTACGGTATTACCACGAGCATTATTTGCAGCAGCATAAGCAGCACTTGCCAATGCTGATGCACCATTAGATGAATTATAAGCACTATAGGAGAAGGTATTAACAGCAGCAACGTTAGCATTTAAAGTTAATACTTGAGACTGAAGTGCAATTATGTTACCGTTTGATAGTGTGTTATACGTTTGAAGTGCAATTATATTACCGTTAGCAAGAGTAGAATATGTTTGTAATGCAATTATATTACCATTTGCTAATGTGCTGTACGTTTGTAATGCAACAGTATTTGCTGCTACCGTATTTGCTCTATCAAATGCTGCTTGTGCTACATCAATAACTTTTATACCAGAATCATATATCCCACCAGCATACACATTACCAACTACACCAACCCCACCTTTTACTTGCAATGCACCTGTGGTCGTTGATGTGCTTGTGTTTGTTGTTTTAATTATAACTGTATTTGCTGAAGTGATTCTCATCACTTCATTTTGTGTATTGATGCCACCAGTAGCAAATATAACATCGTTCATTAATCCTGTGGCAACAATCATGTTACCACCACCGGTAATTGTATTACCAGTAGCAAATAGGTAACCATCATTTTTACCTATCAAACTATATCCTGGATAGTTGTATGTACTTGAACCCATACCCAAATCTACGAAACCATCATTTGGAGTTCCGTTATCTGCTGTAACAAATATGTCTGAAGAAGAATTCTGTCCAGAATTAATGTTCTGCATATTCAAACCAGAATAACCATTAAAGTTACTGCTAATTTGAAATACAATTTGAGGTTCTAATAGATATCCTGTTGGTATTCCAGCATATAGAGCATTAAATCCATTTGCAGCATAACCAAAGAATTGTCCAGTATTTCCAGAAACAGTAACAGATGTGACGTTACCTGTAAAGGAAATATTTCCTGTGACAGTTAAGTCGCTTTGGATTGTTACAGGTCCAGATATTGTTCCACCAGAAGAATTAAATTTTGTATTTGCTGTATCATACGCTGCTTGAGCAAATGTATTAACTGCCGTTATGTTAGTGTTTTGAATATTGTTGACTGTTTGTAGTGCAACGGTATTGCCACTAGCATTATTTGCTTGATTATAAGCAGCACTTGCTAATGTTGATGCACCATTGGCAGAATTGTATGCACTATAGGAGAATGTATTAACAGCAGCAACGTTAGCGTTCAAGGTTAATACTTGTGCTTGAAGTGCAATTATATTACCATTAGCAAGAGTGGAGTATGTCTGGAGTGCTA